CGTTTCTTTTATACCAAACGTGTGCCAAATTGAAACCCAAGATTGCTTTTTGCATCGACGCGATGGTAAATGAATGCCAACGTATGTAGAACATACACCCTCTTAAAGTCATAAGCTTTAAAATACAAATTTTAAAGTCACAAGAATTAAGAAATAATAATAACTTTTAAAATTAAGATTATGCCTAATCACGTAAAAAAAAGATTGAAAAAATTTAGGAAAGAGATAATGTTGAATGGTGCGCTTTCTTAATTGTGCCTAACGTTAAGGCTATGTTTCGTTGCCTTAAAACGAAGCTAATTATTAACTACAAATGATTATGAGCAATGAAAATATAGCCAGTGTTAGCAAACGTTTTATTATCGAGGTATTCTTAAACGATAGAAGACTAGAATATAGAGCTTCTAATAATGAAATGGATATTGATAAAGAACTGATAGAGTTAAAGAGGACTTACAAAAGTAATAACTGTGTTTTCTATAAAGGTAAACTAAATGTTTGCTAACGTATGTAGAACATACACCCTCTTAAAGTCATAAGCTTTAAAATACAAATTTTAAAGTCACAAGAATTTAAAAATAAATATTATGACAGAACTAGAAAAACATAGAGAAACTTGGCAAGATAAAACTGAAAGCCAAACGGATAAAACACCGTATGAAGTATTAGAGCAAATTACAAAGTTGAAAGACGAAATGTATTGTGCCTAACGTTAAAATGTATGGTTAGTGCCGACTAAATAAAACATAAATTATGAAAATAGAAGAACAAATTTTACAAATATTACACGACTTTGAAACATTTAAGTTAACAAACGATGAACAAGGTGTTTACGCAAAAACAACAAGCTATATACCATTTATTGACCGAATTAAGGCATTAACTATACATAGTGTTGTTGTGCCGAAGGGTACGTTGTGCGATTGCGGAAGTAGTGATTTTGATAAGCTAGGATTCTGCCCTTGGTGTGATACTGATGCTTATTCACATTAATTATAACGGTTTAAATATGAGTAGTGGCGTGAAAAAGGGTTAACAGTAGCGTACATAAACCAGTAACCCTGCTAGTTATACAGACTAAATACACCAAGCCTTTACTGTATATGGTAGGTGAGAAAGCTGTTAGATGTACTTAGCCATTACTTATATTTATTGTTTGTTAGCGTAAAAAGAGAAACCCCATCCTAATAAGAATGGGGTTATCTCTCCAAAAGAAAAGAAAACAACCGTAAGGAATGTTTAGTCTTTAATTTCTTACAATGAGAACCAACCTCTGAATGTGCAGCAGCTATAAGCGATCCGAGCGACCAGTATATGAAAGGTATGGAAATGAAGGAAAAGTACAATGAAATAAAGAGTGTTCTAAATACCCTCTAACAGTTAAGATAAAAATAGTACGAAATGGCAAGAGTAAAAAATATATGTATAAACTCTTTAAAGATTGGTAGTATGGTTAATACTTGTAAACTTTGTGAAATGATTGATGTTAGAATAGGATTGGAATATTTCTGTATAGTGTATGCTAATTTGCTTTATAAAGCCCCTGAGATTTCAATATTTGAAACTCCTGAAGCCTTAGATACGGAATAGTTCTGGAAATGGCTTTAAAATCAAAACTTATTATGAATAACTCCCTTACCTCTAGGCTGTTTGACATATGCCTAGAGGTTTTTAAGTCATTACTACTTAGAGAATATTTTTAACCATTTTCTTTTCTCTTCAGGATATTGTGCTTCAAACACATTCTTAAGAAATGATCTTTGTATAACAAACTTCTCAAATGGGTTCTTACCTTTATAAGGTCCACTTTGTAGCTCATCTGTGAATACAAAACTCTTATAGAAACCTACAACACTATCTAACTGATTAGCTATTGCGGTAGGCGACTTGATTAGATTTACAGCTTCTATTGGTGATACCAAAGCAGTAAGTTCTAGTACTGTTTTATGTGCTTGGAACAAAACAAACTGTGATAACCAATCATCATCATCATCATCGTCAAATTGAGATAAAAGAATCTGAAAAATAGCATACATTAGTGCCATAGCTGCTAATTCTAAAGCAGTTCTTAATAAGTTTCTTTTTTCCATTGGAGATAACTTATTCCAATATTCAACAGCTTTTTTACTACCTTCACCACTAAGACGAATACTCATTAATTTACTAACAGCTTTTTGGTTTTCTTTATCTTTAGTTACTACATTAAAATAACCTCCTACTAGGTCTTTAAGAACTCTACCAGATGTTCTTAAGTAACCTTCATCTTCCATACCTGTTCTAGGGTTAATACCCTTAGCTTTCATTCTTGTTGAAATACCGTTAACTAAGAAGTTACGGTGTAGTAAAAGTGTTTGTCCCAAAGCATCTCTACTAACAGCAGACCTGTCTAAACCTGACACTCTTCCGTCAATCCTATCCCCTATTAAATTCACTTTACCTTTCAATAAAGAAAGTTGTTCTTCAAGTTTTGGAACTTCTTTATATTCCTCTTTAAGTTGACGAGTACCTTTTTCATCAATACTGAACATACTCCTAACTGTAGGATAACTCTCCCACTTAGTCATATCTCCACCATTGTTCTTATATTCCTTCTTGCTTATAAACTTACCGTCTATCAGTCTATGATAGTTGAGTTGACTTATTACAAGTTGACCTTTAGTAGCATGATCAAATATCTTATACCCACCGAAGAACATATTTCCCTCATTGATAAAACCCCTTTTTAATTTGTTTATTGAACTATTACTAAATTGTGATACCGCAGTTTCAGTAACTTCAAAGTAATCCATCCACATTTGAACTTCAGAAGTCTGTACTTTTGACTCCATATCTGGAATAATCTTAGTAATTAACTCTTTATAATACTCCTGTTTAGATTCTAACTTAGTTCTAGTATCACTATATTCTCCAACTATATCTTCAATAGCTCCATATATAGATGAAGTTATTGCTGAAGTAACTATAGTAAATGGATTATTACCTAAGTTGTTTCTTCTAACATAAGCTGAGAAAGAAGCTAATATTTTTGATATGTTAATCTGCTTACCAAAGAAAGGTAAGTCTACAGTCATTTCACTTAACTCTTCACCATATACATAACCGTCTAAGAATGATGCAAACATCTTTGTTGCATTTTCTGTGTTAGTAGCTTTTTTATTCTTATTTAAGTTAATTCTAGATTCTAATCGGTTTAAAACTATATTAAGATCAGGAGCTATACTAGCCATTCTCTTAAAGTTATGTGCCATGTTTACATGTTTGGCTAATAAGAACGCTATATCCTGAGACATATCACCATCAACGTCACTTAGTTTCTTTCTATAATAGACAGGAATCATTCTGTTTAGTTTCTGATTATCTAAATCTATAGAATCATCTCCTTTAAGACCAAACATATCATCGTCTTCTCTTGAAAAGATAACGTCTTTAATTGGTTCTTTAATACCCTCCCAACCTTCAGACCAAACTAAGAAACGCTCTAATGGTTGTTTTCTAATTTGAGGTAATAGAAATAGGTTTCTGCCTGATATTTTATTTTCAGGTAAGGCTCTATCACCTAAAGCTTTAACAGATAGAGTTGTAATATACAACTTCTTCTGAGCTTCAGTCATACTACTATATTTTTTATTAACCCATTTTTGAGAAGGTAATATCCTTTCATTAGCAAAAATACTACTAGCTTCTTCAAATTCGTCATTCTTGACAGAGTTTTCTCTCATCCAAGCACCCCATCTTTTAGTGTACATTAAAAGTCTGTTCTGTTTATCTACTTCTGCTGAAGTAACATTAAGTGGAGAAGTACTTTCATATTTTTGAAAGAACAAGGCTCTAGTTTCAGATATTTCTTCTTCAACTTCACTATAGCTTTCATAACCAAAAGATTTAGCTAATTCGTTCATTACTTCATCTTTACTCTGAAACCAAGCTTCCCAAAGATAGGGTGATAACATATTACCTGTTCTTTTATCATCATCAGAATTTCTTTCATACATGTAGTCCAGACTATTAACTCCTTCAGCTTTAGCTTCTTTAATTGCATTCGCTAGAGTCTTACTAGCTTCTATAGTAACATCAGAAGCTTCATCTTTTTTAAGTTTAACCGCAGCATACATATTACGTAGAATCTTATCATCTACATCAGCCATAGAAGCGAAATTCTTAGATAGTGACCAGATGTCACCTCTTTTTTGTTTCAATTCTGTACGTATATCTTCTTTATTCTTATACCCACCTCTATCATTCTCCCAAATAAAATTCACAGCACGATCTTCCATCTTATCTATAAGGTGCTGCTTAATTGTATTAGCCAAACCATTAGCTTGACTTAATGAGTTTGCTGAGTAAGCAGTCAGATCAAATCCATACTTTTTAAATTCTTCTACAGTAACTTCATCATCTTTTAAATGATGTAGTTTATTAGTAATGTTACTAAAACTAACTACAACATCATGCATATCTACTAGTTCTTTAGCAGTAAAGTCTACATTTTGACCTAGTTCTTGAAACCTATCTAAGAACTGACTCATATCCTGTATTGCTTTTTCTGCGAATAGAGTAATACTATAAACTTCATTACTCTCACGTATTGCAAACTTCATTCTATTTTTAATATCTCTTAACTCACTTGTAGAACCACCTGAGTTTCTAAGATTAATAATAATTGAATTTAGTTCTTCAATGGCCTTTTGAGCAATATTACGAACCTTTTCTACGTTAGGGTTCTCAAAATCCATATGATCACTAGGGTCTTCTACAGTATTATAGATGTTATCGTCGTTACCATAATCATCTACATCTCTATTTGGACTTACTTGAGATACTGAGGTAGCCCCTTGACTAGGGGAAATGCTCGCAACTATTCTTTCTTTCTGAGTTCTAGAAGAATTGTCTGTACCTGTATAAACCATTTTACCTGTAGCTACGGAATATACATTTCCTTTATTGGAAACTATATATCGAGTACCATTATATTCAGTAGTGGGATAACTACCTAATACTTCTAGATTAGAGGGATCAGGTGTTCCTGAAAATTTAGTTCCGTCAGGTCTGACTAACTGTGCTTTACCTGAATCATTAATGTTCCACAATAGATATAACTTTCCATTATGTCTTACAACACTACCAGATTTGACTTTTTTGTCTTGATCATCAAATAACTTAACTTCATCTTCATTTTTAACTTGATCTCCTAAAGATACAGTTCTTTCTTCTTGAACTGCTGAAGCCATAGGAGAAGTCTTGTTACTATCTAAGTGACTTGATTGAACAGGATTATCTATTAATTGATCTTTACCTGTATCAGGATTATTAGAAGAATGAATTACAGTCTTATTACTTCCTCTAGTTACAGCCACATATAAAGCTTGACTTCTTTCTCTATTAGTTCTTCTATCTTTTTGATTTAGGAGATTGTCTTCTAATACATATACATTACGATACGTAGAACCTTGAGACTTATGTGCAGTAACTACATATCCATAATCTAGTCTAGGAAAAGCTTCGGTAGTTAAGAAAGCATGATACTTGTTATACTTATTGTAAAAGTTATCAATAATATTCTGTATTTTTTTTCTACTGGGTCTATCGAGAAACATTATCTGTTGGCTAACATCACCAGTTAGATTGTTTCTAACATCAATATAAGAACCTGAAAGTCCTTTTATAAAAGCTACTAGATTTCCTTTTTTATCTTTAATTTCTTTACTAAAATCTTGTACTGGAACAGGTTCACTTATTACAGTATAATCTACTGAGTTTTCAATAATAGGTTCTTTCTTGTTATCTAAGTTTGTAGTATAAGCAGTTAATTGCTCACCTTTAACAACTAGAGCTTTATCATTAAGACCTAACTTCTGTCTAGCAAACTGATTCATATGGAATACAGACTGCTTTGACTTTTCATTAGTTTCATTATTATAAGTAACAATCTTTGTATTCTTAGAATTATTGAGAAAATCTCTTTTCCACATCTCTAATATAACAGTAGCGTTGTTACTAAATATAATTCCTGTGTTTGTATCTTTATCAAATTCAGTAACTCTATCTGAGTCTTTTAAAGGTGAAGCTTTCGCATTATCTCTTAAATCAATATTGGCTACTATTCTATCACTAACTTTAACAATAGGTGATTCTTCACCTTGTCTCATTCTTTCAGTAAGCTCAACTAAAGTATGATCAAAAGAAACGCTATCAGAACCATTTTCACCAATAGGAGGTAGTTGAGCATTATCTCCCATGAATATAACTTTAGCTGAAGGATTCATCCAAGTCTTCATTTCTTTAAACAAGTCTTTTGTTAGCATAGAAGCTTCATCCATTACTACAACTCCTGCTTTAGATATAGGAACTCCACCATTTTTTCTAGCCCATAGATCAGGCATAAAACTAAATGTCTTTTCATTTAGCTTTATAGATAAGGCAGATTGTATAGTAGACACATCATCACCAGCTTCACCTACATCTTGTAAAACATATTTGGCTTTATGGGTAGGTGCTACATACATTAGATTCTTACGGTTGTTCTGTTCCATAAGAACCTTTTTAATAATAGTAGTTTTACCTGTACCAGCTCTACCTTTAAGTGTTGCAAATTGAGCATCACTATTATTTAAAAAGTCAGTAAGTTTATCTATGGCTACTTTTTGTTGTTCGTTAGCTTCAACTCCTGGAAAAAGTTCATACTTTGGCTCTATGGTTGTGTCTTCAACTGTGTAATAAGTAGTAGGACTATCACCTTTTAACTCTTTATTATTTAGATTACGAGTAAATTTAATATGAGGTTCACCATTCGCATCTAGTTCTTGTAGTTGTGATTGATTCTCACTTACCATAGGGTATAACCACTCACCTATTTTTCTACGAAAACTATTGGAATATACTTCAGCTTTACGTCGTAAAGCTAAATTTCTATCTCCTGTCTCATTTAATAGTTGTTGGAATAGAATAGATTGCTCCCCATTAGAAGTCATCTCTAGACTATAACCGTTGTTTAATGACCATAACGCATAGGCTTTTTCTTTACCTACAGCATTAGTTAGTTCATCAAACTGAGACTTAACAACTTGATCATTTAGATTTGGACAAACCATCAGTTACATATCTTTTCGTTAAACTTACCTTGTAATAAGAGGTCGTCTGATTGCGTGTCCTCTATATTGTAATTAACATCACCTTCCAAACTTCTATAAGTTATTCCAACAATGTTTTTCCTATCCTCAAAACTTATTTCTATTTCTTGTTCTGTTTGAGAATCAAAAGCAATAAACACATTATCATTTTTAACACTTGTTAATCTTAAGTTCTTTTTGACATCGTTGTGCATGTAACTAATACTTTTAAATGTTTCAACAAAGTCATGAGCATTAAGTGTATTAATGTCATTAAGAGCCTTAACTTCTTGTGCTTCAGTATATGTGTTCTCTAAAACTCTACCTTCCTGTAATGCTTCTACAGCTAACCTAAACCCTTTAGCTAGTGCTGTGTTTTGAGAAAGATCGACTCCTAATTTTTTAGCGATAGAAGCTAGGAAATCTAAAACATCTTGAAAGAAACTTCCTAAAAACGTATTACCTTGCAAAGATATAGTTTTTGTGAAACTTCTGAAGTTTTCATTAGTAAACATATGAGCTACAAACTCAGCTCTATTATCTAGAGCATGAAAATATCTAGAGTTTTCTATTCTTATAGGTCTAGTATCTCCTTTTTTTCTAGCTTGTTTCGCTTGTTCATACTCCATTAAGTATTTCTCATAAGCTCTCTTACTAGTAGGGCCACCTGTTTTATCATTATTAATATGATCTTTAATTTTATTCATTAAAGAATCAATCTTATTAACTAACTCTCTAGCTTCTTTAGTAGTAGGATTATTTAATGCTTCTACTGTAATTGAATGAATTATCTCTTCTAATACCTTCTTATCGAAAGAATCTTCATTATTGAGTTGATTTACATTAATGTATATCTTACCTTCTTTACTATTGTAATTTGATGAATATTGATTAGTAAACTCAACTTTAGTTTTATTAGTGTTGATATAACCTTTTATAAATCTAGCTAGTTCTTTAAATCCTTCATTCTTACTACCCATTTCTATCTTAGAAAGTAAGGCACTAACAGAAGCATCTTTATTTAGATCAAGATTATAAGTAGGTTCTGGCATTAACAGACCTTTAGTCAATTCTAATTGACTACGCATCTCTGTAGGTAAGGCTGTTGAACTATACGTAGAATAGAACTTGTCGTTTCTAGGATTATAAAAAGTATAGTTACCTTTATCATCTAAGAAACCTATCTTAACTACACCATTTTCTAATTCTCTTTTAACAAACTTACTTCTAGAATCTAAACTCTTAGTAACTTCATCTTCAAAATTAGGTAAGTATTGTGAATTATGAAATGCGAATAAGCCTACAAAATTTTTAACAAAATCACTTTCACTATCTATAGAAGTATTAAAGTTTATACCTCTTAGATATTCATACATCCCTAACTCTCTAAATAATTGAGGTGGTATAAACCTAGCGTAACTCTTAGTATATGATAGCGGATTTAATACATACGCCTTAATCAAATCTTTAGCTAACTCTTTAGTATCAGGATTAGTATATAAAGCCACAAAAGAAATAGAGATACGATCACTATCAACAAGATTACTCTTATCATTAGGATATATCATAACTGAACCACCATTCTTTAGATTTGATCTGGATAACATATTTAGAAATAAGTTGTCTGGATATTTCTCTAAAGCTGCACTAACATCTTTGAATAATCCTGATTTATTAAATAACCTACTTCTTAAACTATCTACATCTTCTCCTTCAAATATAGGATTGTCATTACTACCGTAGATATAAGCTCTAAAAGCATTCCACATCTGCTTTTCAGCAGAACCTTTATTAGGTAAATCCTGTAGATACTTTTTCAACATTGTTTTAACTGTAACAAAAAGTGTTGATCTATAAGGGTAGATACTCTTAAACATACCTACACCTTCTTCTAAAGTAACTCTAGCGACAGAACCTTGAATGTTAGGTTGCTCACCATTAAATAAGTCTTGTAGATTTTGAAGATGTTTAGTATCTTTAACATTCTCCATAGCTTCAGCTTTAGCTACAGCAGCAAATAGATCAGTACCTATACCAGAAGTATCTGAATATGTTTGAAGAACTGATTGTACTTTACGTAACTCTTCTGATACTTCAATTAAGTAAGATAATCTTTTCATAATCTCTGAATCAGAAGCTTCCAAGTTATTAAAAGACTTATCATCTATCGGATTAAATACAAACTTACCTTCACTATTTCTAAGATTTCCTATGTTTCTATCTTTAATAGTTTTAGCTAATGCTAAACTTTTAATCTTACTAGAATCTAAACTACTATTCTGTAGTTGTAATTCTTTGAGATTTCTATTATAAGCTAGAACTACAGGTTGATTAAAGAAGTTCTTGATGTCATCTAAGTAAAATCCCATGTGAGCTAGTAGTGAAGCTTCACCTGAGTTATCGTAACTTAAATTAAGTGCTCCTAATAACGGATCATTTTCATTATCTACAGCAGCATTAAGTAATGCTATAAGTACTGACTTTTTAGGTACTTCTTTTTTACTAGACCTTCTTGATGCTAAAGACTTAGCTTTAACATTACCTAAACTAAAATTATTTCTAGTTAGTTTAATGTTACTATCTTCTAATAAAGCACTAAAAGTTAAGTTTACAGCATATACGCCAATAGCCTGAGATGCATCAGAACCATCTAAAAATCTATCAAATAAAATATCAGGATTGATTAACCAAGAATCTCTTTGTCCTTCTCTTCTTCTTTTTAATATTTCATCTCTATACTTAGGTAACTCTCTAGTAGAAGTAGGTCTTATACTTTCTAAGAAACCTTCTTTCGATAACATAAGATTTCTTCTTATATCTAACATCTTGTTTCTAGACAACATGTTTTGATAATCTTTATATAGATTATTACCTTTGTCTTGTTGAGTTTCACCTAATACATTAGTACCACTTTTCTGGAATAGTTCTTCAAATACTACAGTAGAATCACTAACGGCCTTTAATCTACCGTTATGTTCATACATATATCTGTGATATAAGAATAACTTATCCACATCAAAGTCAGAACCCATTTGAGCAACTAAATCTCTAGATGCAATTACCATATTAGAATTAGGTAAGAAACCTGCTATCTCCACATAAGTCATAGATGAATGTGCAGAAGTCGGAACCCTAAAACCAAAAGCTTCTAATACTGACTGATCTATTCTCGATAAGTCTAACATCATCCTACCATCTTTCATGACGGTATATTCAGACATGTCTATCTTAGTAGACTCTCCTGTATCTATGTTAGGCATAGAGAAGTCTTTAGGTACAAGCACCTGACCAGGAGCTACTTTATATTCACCATTTCTTGCTTTCTCAGCACTAAACTGATCAGCAGGTATCTCACTACCATCATTGTTAACAAAACGCATAGGTTTTAAACCTGTAGTTCTGTCAAACTTGTCTGTAAATATTATACGAGACTTACCTGAAGATTTTTCGTTATTACCGATAAAACCTTGTTCAGAAACTAATATAAGTTGTGAACCAAATGTTTCCTGCTTGATAACATTATTACGTATCATACCTACTATAACTGATTCATATATATCAGCTCTAGGGTGTAATGCTAAATCTACTTCAAATACTTCACCATTAATATCATCATCAATAACATTTAACGCTTCTTCTTCTGCTGAAGTTAATCTACCATCTCTAGCTTGTTTAAGTAATTGTTTACGAAGTTTACGTACATCAATAGATTCTGAATTAGGAACCATTATGTCATTCTTAAATCTATCTAAACCTTGTAAACTAAACTCAAGAATACCTTTCATAAAGTCTTCTTTCATCTTATTTACTTCAGGAGTATTAGGCATACCTTGAAAGATTTGTACTTTCTCCTGAGCAGCTATCTTAGTTTTCTGAGTCTTTTTGCTAGGGTTATCTTGTTGTATTCCTAAGTATTTTCTAGGAAGTACATAAGCATCTCCAAACTCTCCATCAACGAACTTTCCATCAGACCAACCTTCAAATACTTTAACGGCTGAAGATTTAATTGCTGTTTTATATGCAGCTCTTACTGATCTAACTCTACCTAATTTTTTAAACGATTCAGCTTCTCGTTTCTCCATCTTAATACGTAACTTATCAATTTCAAAGTCAGCAGTAAGTTCAGGATTAAGCATATAACTTGAAGACTTAATATATTCTTTAACTTCAAATCCTTGATCTGTTATACTAAATCCTGAGTAAACAGGTTTAATAGGAGATGATTTTTCTAAGAACAACTCTAAATAGTTTTCATTTTCAGTACCTTCAGCTCTAAGAACTGAAAACAGTTCATCCATATAATAGTGATCACCTCTAGTTATAGCATCTGTATATACTCTATCTATAGCTTCCCACATTCTAGTAGGAATTTGACCATCATAGTAAAGAGTTCTGAAGTGTTCTCTAACAGTAGTCATTTCCTGAGCATCAGCAGATTCAATATTTCTATATTGATCAGCTTCTTCTTTAGATAATAGTGCATCATATTGATACTGTATCTGAGAAGGTCTAGGATCATCATTAAGTGCTAGTAACTCGAAATCATAATCATTATCTGGAACAACATTACTTTTAGAAGGAGTACTTAACGATGTTAATCTTTTGAAGAAGTTATCAGCACTTTTATCTATAGATGAAACACTGTCACCACCTTTAGAATAAGAAGCAGGATCACCTAAGAATGTAGATTGCATATTTATTTGAAACAAAATATCGTTAACCACATACTGTGCAACAAACTCATTAAAATTAGTTTTCTCAGAAACACCTTTAGCTAAGTTAGCTTTAGTTATTCCTAATTCCTTAAACTGTTTAATCTTATCATTTATAAGATTATTAACCTCTTCTTGTATCTTGTCAGCAATTAAATTTCTTACTGTCTTACCGTCTTCAGATACTTGTTCATCTAATGATTTTAAAGTAAGATCGTCATTCCATATTTCATCAGTATTACCACCATATTTACTATGATTAAGTCCTGTGAACTTATAGAATTTATTAGCTTTCTTATATTGATCAGGTATTAGGTTTTTATCTTTAGCATTTTGAATACCTAATATTCTATTTATTTCTCCCATAGCAGCTTCAAACATAAGTCTTCTACCTCCTGCTGATAAACTAACTTGAGTATTATCAGGATTGTCAGCATAAATTACATTTAGTCCTACATCATAAGTAGGTGCAGTAACTACTAAAGCTCTAATTTTACCTACAATAGGAAATAAGAATCTAGCTACTCTACCATTAGCTTTCTGTTTAGAGAACAACATTAACTTTGTCTTCTCTATAGATTTTTTATCTTGTTGTCCAACACCTAATCCATACTTACCTGTTTCATCAAACTTAGATGAATCAAAAGGTACTATTTCAAAGTTATCTCTCATGATAGCTTGATCTATAGCCCTAACTCTAATACCTTTTTCATCTAAATACTCTTTAGAAGCTAACTTCAATAACCAGTTTTGATAAACAGGACTAACCCCTTCCTCATAGAAGTAACCTGAAAATAAACTCTTTCTAAGTTTATCCTCAATACCTACTTCATTCATAAGGTCTTTCATCATTCTTGAATAGAACTTATGATGCTCAATAGTATGTTGAAGACTACCTCTACCATTACGTACACTAAGGGTATAGTAGTTATTACTATTCTCAGATTCCATAAAAGCGATTTTCTCTACTATACTAGAGTCTAGAAATTCAGGATTATTATTCTGTAGCTTATCATAAACTTCTTTTAATCCAAACTGACTAGCAGTAAAAACTAACTTAGGATTAAGAATACTTTTTTTACTTATAGTAATACCATTTTGAGATATTTGAAAAGCAGTACTGTCAGAAATATTAATTCCAATATAACCCAATAATGTTTTTATTTGTTGAGGAGTATATTCAGTTTGATTAGACATAGCGTTGAAAGAATCCATGAATTTTTTCTTCATGTTTTTATAATTCTCACTATTTACATCACCTACTATTAGTCCATCTTTAATTATACCTGTACCATTAAGTAAGATGTTGCTATTCCAAATTTCAACAATTTGTCTTGTTAATCCAAATTGATCTGAACGTAATACTTGACTTCTAGCATTCTCAATAACTGAAATTAAATTAGACTTAGTTTTATTAAAAAAGTTAGCTAATTCTATCTGAAGTCTAGGTTTATCAGGAGTAGGGTATTGATCTATATGTTTTAGAAATGCTCTTAAATGAGTCTTCTTTTCAGAACTAGCTTTATCAGCTATCAGTCTTATTAACTCGTCATAGTTTTCTACTTTATCCGCAGTTAAATCCATAAGGTCGTTAAGAAGAACATCAGCTTGAACAAAACTTCTTAAACCGAAAGCTCCTTTACCAGCAGGAACATAAAACAATAAATGTTTTAGTCTTGTAGACATAGTAGCCCTTTGATCTATTGAACCATCTTGATCATAGTAGTTACTTACCGTATAACCATCTAGTTCATTTATATCAAATTCTTCTGATTCAGTTTCATCAAAATCCTGATCTCTTCTACTTATTAGTTGTTGTGCTTCTAATTGTCTTTTAATAAGAATACTAACGTCAAAACTGTTAAGTAATATTTTACTTAATACTTCTTCTTGATATGAACCTAAAGGTAATGTTTTTCTCAATTGTGTTAACTTTCTAAAATAGGTATTTAACAATGAAGTTAAATCATTGTCACCTCTAGTAGCTCTATTTACAATAAAGAAAATACCTTGATTTACAACATCTTGTAGAGAACGATTATCTATAAAATCTAAAAGACCAGCAGCTTTAATGAGACTAGCTCTTTCTTCATAAGGGTCTTCTATAGTATTAAAAGTAGAATCATCATCTTCTAAATCTTCACCTAATAAATCATCAAAACTTTCATCAGAAGCATTACCTTCTAAACCAAACATTTTGTTTAGTAAATCACCTGTAGGGTCTTTGGATGTTGTTTGTTCATTATATAGTTCAATACTGAGTTCATTAATTCTTTCAGCTTTATTTGAAGCAATACTCTGTTCTCTTGAAGTTAATGTTTGACCTTTTATATTTTTATTAATAATAGATAATAAAAAGGAATCATCTATTTCACCAGAATCAACATATTTATTATATACTTCATCGGAGATATCTTGATTTTCACCTTCAACACTGTTAGGTACAGGTACAGCTCTAGCTACATTAGTCATAGAAGCAGGAGGTACAGCACCTTCAAAGTTTAATAATAATCTTTCTGCTCTAGTGTAATGAAAGAAGTTACCACTAGGACTTCTTTGTTCTATTACATTAGTCTTAGTATTATTAAGTACAAATGATTTATAACTATCAATTGGCCTACCGTCAGCACCTAAGTCTTTAGATACTTCATAAGTACCATCTTCATTTTTACTTATGATTACCGTATTACCATAACCTTCAAAGTTTTCTTTAACTATGTTGATATTGGTTTTTTGTAACAGACTATTTAAAAAACCCTTTCTAGAGTTGAAATCTCCTATATTTCTCAACTGAATAATCTGATTACCAGCAGGACTTTTATAACCTATGTTAATTACAGGTCTACCTTCTTCTTGAGTTAGTGAAAAGAACACATCTCTATTAGATACTTTAGCTAGTGCTGCAAATTCTGATTCATTTTGAAATTTATCAACATGAACAAAATACTTTAAGAACTTTTCAAACTTTTCTATTTGTGAAGTAAGATTAGATACTTCAGAAACAGCATCTAAATCCGCAGCAGCGTTGAGAATATTGTTGATACTATTCTTGTCTTCAGGGGAGGTATTAGGATCACCTAACTTAAAGAACATTTCCATACCATTACTAACAGTATTTGCATATTCCGCTTTCAAAGTCATTGTCTCTATGGGTACAGGTCTAATACCAGCAGGAGTAGGTAATAAAACTACAGTACTTCCTACAGCAATACTATCTACCTTAGCGATAGTTTCAATAACCTCACCTCTATTATTCTTAAAACCTTGATGTGTCTTTACAGCAAACTCTATATTAGGATTGAGAAAAGCTATAGCACTAAGTACGTTACCTTCAGGTACATCAGGAAAGAATTTTCTATCTTCCTTTACCGCAATCCAACCTTTAGTAAAACCTAATACTGGAACAATAAGCCTGTCATTGTTATTAGGCATTAAGCTCATAAGTGAAGCAAACTGTTCTCTTATTTCTTTACCGTAATGTTCTTCTATGTTTTTTAATAAAGTTCCGTTCTTAACAGTACCTATCTTTCGTCTATCTCTAGTCCAGACAATTATCTGAATACTACCATCACTTTTCGTTTCTCTTTGAAGTTCAACGGTATCACCATACTTTAATGCGAATACTGTTTCAGCTAGAGAAGGATCATTGAGAGTTCCATCTTTTGCAGTATTTAAAGAAGATACAGGTATTATACTATTTACAGCATACGATCTTCTACCTTCACTACCTACTTCAGATTCTTCTGAAATATTTTCTTTATTATTAATAGGTTTACTATTACCATCAGTACCTTTAGGTATAGTATTACCTGTTATTGTAACTTCAAGTTTTATATCTTGAGTTTTACTAGGTGGAGTAGGTTTGTCAGTTTTCCTTCTAGTTTTCCTTCTAGTTTTCCTTTTAGGTTTACTAGGTGGAGTAGGTTTGTCAGTTTTCCTTTTAGGTTTACTAGGTGGAGTAGGTTTGTCAGTTTTCTCTTTAGGTGATGAAGTGAGTGTTAGAAGTCTGTCAAAATCTTCCTCAGTAGCTAATTGTTTACCTTCGCTTCTAAGTTGTTCTACCGCTTTTATAAATTCTTCATCTGCTTCATTATTAACAATACCCTGCTCTTTAGCCATTAACACAGCCTCAGCATTTCTTTCAGCCGTCTTAGCGAATGCTTCAAGTGTGTTAATAGTATCTTCATCAGCGTTCTTAATATTCTGACTGATAATCGCAAATATGTTTTTAATTTCTTTTTCTTCTTCTCTAATGTTTTTGTCTAACTGTTCTTGACGATTGATAGCATCTTCATCACCTTCAACATCATTAGGAAAAAAATTATCAAAATCTTCATCAGATTCTTCTGAAGCGTTAGGAGAACCAATAGGAGAAGCTTCATCAGGTTTTACTATTTTTGTATTAGTTATAACACCTACTTTCTTATTCTTCTGTGCTGCTTTCTGTGCTTCCTCTTCTTGCTTTACCTTCTCAACTTTATTAAGAACTTTATCAATGTCTTTTATTATTGCTTCTTTATATACCTCATGTATATTAGAATTACGAACTTTATTCTTTACACTTTTAGCAGCCTTCTCTACACTTTCCGTATCTTTGTCTTTACGAATAGTATCAAAATCACCTATAATATCAGCAAAAGTTTGTTGAGTTTCCTTACTTTTAAGATTGTCAATTACTTCTTGATGTTGTTGTATTGACTTATTAACTGAAGCTCTTTTATTCTTGATTTGTCTTCTTTTAGCATATTGTTCAGAAGATATAACTCCTATTAGATAGGCTTCTACGGTTTGTCTAGTACCTGCATTTTCAGTACGTTCTAATCTAGCACTAAGTCCTTCAATGTAAGCATCTAGATTTCCTGAATCTTCAAGAACTCTATCAATGTCTGATAGATTAATATCTTTTAATATCTCAAATGCAGTACTCTCTTCTTTAATTCCTGAAAGGTCTAAAACATTACTCTTTATATCAGTTAATGTTTCACTAAGCTCTTTATTTAAATCATTCTTATGTTCATTTAAAGATTCAATTACAGCAGTAAATCTAGTTATATCAGAAGCTACTGCTCCGTATTTAAGATTGTCTTCATATTGTCTAGCATAATTAGAAAGTTTCTGACTAGCCTTTGCAGCTTTTAGTCTAGAAGCTTGAGGTAACTTCTCATCAGCAGCTACTTTATCATAAGCTTCTTGTAAGAAAGGTAGAGTACCATCATCAAAAGAATTAATTGCTTGAGAAGCTAATAGCCTATTCTCATACAAAGCTATCTTATTTTTATCACCTGATTGTGTAGCTTTCTCTAAGTTTTCTATATCAGCTACATGATCAAATAAAGCTTCTGAAAATTCTTTAGGACTAATAGCATTACTATCATAAATAGACTCTATGGCAGTTTGTATTTTATTGTATTCTTCGTTTCTCTTTTTACCACCTATAACATATCTAAGACCTTTACTTATTCCTGTTTGTAAACCACCACCTAAAGCACCTGATACACCTACAGCAAGACCTTCTTTAGTAAATATAGAACCTATAGCACTACCTCCTAAACTATTTTCTTGTTGACCTATTTTACTTTTACCTAAAGCTATTCCATAAGAAGACGAATATAAATTAACTTCTTCTTCAAAAAACTCTTGCCCCATTTCAAAAGGAACAGATAAAGCACCCTGACGTACTAGATTCTTTCTAGCTTGTACGGTAGCTACTTTAGCAGCTACACCTAATGTAGTTAGTCTTTTAACTTCTCTAGCGTAAGCACTACGTAATCCAGAACTACCCGTCTTAAGTAATGCACCAGCTGAAGTCAAGTTAAGTAATATATTAGCACGGTTTTTAGCAATTACTCCTGATGCTGCTTCAGCAGCATAAGCTCTAGCAGTATCCTTATCTAATCCTTCTTCTGCATATAAGTCCATCATTTGATCATAAACTTGAGATGCTTCAGAAGCTCCTTCTGCTTGATTAAGCGTAATAGCATTTAATCCAACACCTAATATAGTAGCCATAATACCTGATATACCTGAGGAAGCTATAGCTGTACCAATAATAAAACCACTTACCGCACCAGCACCTACGAAACCTATAGCTGATTCACCTATATTAGCTACAGTTTTAGACCAGAACTTAGGATCAGCAGGATCCCATACTTCATTAGGATTCTTATTATATATAGGATAATCTTCTCTAATATCTTGTTTTATTTCTTGAGCTTTCCTAGCTATAGGATTACCTACTTCATCATCTTGATTAATATAGTCCTCAAAGTCAGCCATGTTTGAGAGATATTCAACAACAGATATAGCCCCATTGATACTCATCTGAGCACCTACGTTCATAGTAGTATCCCAAAAACCTTGATTACGAGATTGGTGACTATATATATCACCTTCACTAGGAAGCCAATTCCCAGCATATCTAGCATCTATGTTTTCACCTATATACGCACTACCACTCTTAAACAGTGGGTTTACTGCATGTTGAGAAGCTCTAACTTCACTTAGAGGTTTTTTAATCATGTTACTATGTATTTAAACTATTACTGAGGTAAAGTTAACCCCATATAAACACTAACTTTATCACCTTCACTACCTACTTCTTGAAGGCTTTTTCTTATTACGGTTTCTTTATTACGTTCTACACCTGTAAGATTAGGTAAAAGTTCTTTGAAATAAACTTTTTTATCTGACCCTATTTTAGGAGATACTTTAACTTTAGTTTCTGTAAGTGAGTTTGAACTTATATCAGCTAAAGGTACAGTTATTTCTAAATATATATCATCTTCATTCTCGTTTGTAGCATTAGAAATGAGTTCTTGATAAGATGTTGCAAAAGACCTAGTTAGTCTCGCAGAAGAATTATCTAAGATACCTTCAGGTCTTCCTATAAGATAATCTTTACCATTGAAATTAAATACTTCAGGATAGTAAGCGAAATCTTCTGCTATATTGGTATAGAAGTTTTGAGGAGATTGAGTTCTAGAATAACGGACATTGGTAAGATCGGCTGTCATTGATTTTCTTAACTTTTCTTTATCATCAGCATTCATAACTTCATCACTACCTGAGTTCATCTCATATACACTTCTACTAGTTAGATTAACTACAGTATTTTCTTCATGGTCATTCTTCTTAGCAGTAGGAACAATCTGTCCGTTATCTAATACATTAAGAACTAATATATTACCTTTTCCATCTTTAGATACTGTACCATAATCAATAAACAAAGCTTTATTATCGTTACTATTACGTTTCATAATATCTTTACGATAATTAAGATGTTTTTTCATTGCTGAAACGAAATTAGCATCAGATTCTTCAGTAAAATCAGTAGTATGTTTAGTATAAGCTCTTCTTACAGACTTATCAGTAGTAATTGCTAAATCCATAAACTGTTTAGTAGTAGGGTCTTCCATCATACTACTCATTGTTATCTCTTCACCACTACCGAATAGTAATCCTGTAATTACATTAAAAGCTCCTGCTACAACTTTATTAAAATCATCATCATACTCAGCTTCTTCAAATTCTTTAACACCCTCATCATACAACTTTGCAGGATTACGCTTATCTATAATCTTAGCAAGCTCTTGTACTTGTTTTTTTAATAGTATATCAGGTACTTTTTGTCCAGCAAGATCAGCTTCATATAAGTTTATTAAACTATTAGGAGTATCTGTACCACTACCTGAACCAGTCATATACGGACTAAATGTAGAACTCTTATTTAGTTCTTCTGTTACTTTAAAAGCTGTTCTTTCTGAAGCAGCATTTATCAAAGGTGTTACTGCATAGTTCTTGTACAGTTCTTTCAAATATGTATCTTCAAGATTCTTCCTAACTCTAGGATTTTCAACTTGATCAATTTTAGACAACTCTTGTGCTATTATTTGAGCATCTTGATTACTTACGTTATATTCACTAACAAGTTGTTGGAAAGGACTATCCATACCTCTTTGAGAAGCATCAAACTTTAGTAGAGTAAGTTCACTATCAATAGCTTTACGTACATCAGGATTGTTTTCCATAAACGCACTATAAACTCTAGTAGCTTCTTCTCTACTAATATATTTAGTACTGGTGATGTCTTGAGACTCTACTCCAATATATTGTTTAAATCCAGCAGCAATTTGTTCTTCAGTAACTCCAGGTATGCTCTTTAAACCTATAAATAAATTTTCAGTAGTTGTCTTACCGTTTACATTAAAACCTACTCCTAATTTATTAAGTTGATCTTGCCAATCTATAGTGAAAGGTACAAAATTACTAGTGTAACCTTTGAAGCTACCATCTGGAGCTTTACCACCAAGAGGTTCGTTAGATTGAGCTACCATATCGTTATAGCCAATGGCCTTACGTTTATCTTGCTCATTAACATTAGATTCCATAATAGACTTAACTACCATGTTTCTATCATCAGTTTGCTTTTTAACTCCACCAATAAGAGTTCTAGGGTCATTATAATCTTTAGAAAACTTTCTAGCTTTATCTCTTACTTGTATATGACCATAAGGACTATTAGCTTCTTCATCAGTTATCTCATATTGATGCATGGCCTTTTGGTAGGCATCATTATCAAAATGTTCAATTTTACTTTTGAAGTTTTCAAACAAGTCAAAAACCTGATCAGTTTTAGCTTGTTCTTGAGAAAAAATAGCCAAAGGGTCTTTGTTACTAACAAGACCTTGATTATCTGCATATGTAGTATTAGGTCTAAACTTAGAACTGGATTGCCTTATAGCCATATATTTTTATTGATTTAGCTTATTTAATCTTTTTACTATTTCTTTCTTGGTCATACCCATTCTTCTCAATTGAGAAGGAGATAAATCTAACATTCTTTCTAATTCTGCTTGCTGAACTCTAGGGTCAGAAGAACCTAAGAGAGCAGAATTGTTTGTAGCGTTCTGTTGTTGCTCATTATATCTTTGAGTACCAACAGTAATATCAGTCATCATTCCAGCAATATCATCATTCTGAGCCATTACTGATTCATCTAGAAACATTTGTTCATTTCTACGATTCATCTCATTAATCTGAGTATTCATCTGATCAGCTCTAGCTTCTTGTCCAGCATTAAAAGTTAGATTTCTACCAACAACTTGATTCTTTGCATCAAAACCTTGATTAGCTAAAGCTATCTTACTAGCGTTAGCACCTATTGAAGAACTAGAGTTTTCATCTATTGAGTTGTTAGTATTTACTATATCTTGTTCAATACTCGCAACACCTAAATTATTATCTATAGTATTAGCATCAACATTTGATAAAGGTTGTGCTATCTTAGGATTTTGCATTCTTCTTCTTAATAGAGAGTTACTTATAATATCCGCATTAGATAATCCTAAGTCTAAGACTTGTCCAAAAGCATTACCTAAAGGATCACCAGCATCATAAGGACTAGAGTTATTAAGAGGAATATCAGCAGAAGGTTTAGCCAAAGTATCTGGCCTTGATGGTAATTCCATAGGACTAGCTTGACGAGTACCTAAAGGTTGTATAGTACTATTACCATTATTTCTTTCATTCAAATATATCTGAGGATCACTAGTCATATTAAACAAAGGATCAGTATCTAGATTTAAACTAGGGTCAGATTCTAAAGTTTTCATAAACTGTTCTAATGAATTAGCATCTGAAGTGTCCATAAACCCTTCATCATCTTTTGAAGGAAACATATATTCACTTGTCGTTTCCATGTCAAATGGAAATGGAGTGTTAGGTTTTCCAGACAACGCTAATTGAGAAAACATATCGTTATTACCTAAATTAAACTTTCTTCTTTTCCTCATCATACTCTCTGCTTTATTTCCTTGAATGTCATATAACTTCATATGCTCTTCATCATAATGTTGAGCATTGAGTGAGTTTGTTATCTTACTAGGATAGTCTTCAATATGTTCTTCAGAACGATGTCTTTGTTCATGTTTTGCTATCTTTTCACTAGCCATAGCGAAAGTGTCTTCAGGTTTTAAACCGAATTTAGAATCAAACATAGAAGCTTCATCACCTAAAGGCATTTGATCTTCATTACTCATTATAAATTGATCTCTATATATAGTCTCTCCTGATTCAACTTCACCAGAACCAATAGGTATTCCAGACATACCTTCATCACCATATCCTTCATGAGTCTGGTTATTAGCGCCTTTATATCTTTTTAAATCTCTACCTATTATTTCAGAAACATCACCTTCTTGTAGAGGTGTACCATACCTACTTATTTCACCACCGAGTCTAAACATTCTACTATTAGTAACACCTTCAAACTCATAATTCTCATTAAGATATTGTTGATGTGCCTTAGTCTTAGCTTGACTTATTAGTTGTTCAGGACTAGGACTATTATCTTCTTGCAACATATTAATAAGTGCAGGGATGCCCATCTGCATTCCAGCTAGTAATAATTGAGGAGGTATTGGCATATTATCTTACTTTGTTACTTGTAGTTTAACACTTACTTCAGAAATAGATAAATTTTTGTTTGCTTTCCAGACTAGTCGCAACACTATAAAATTACCAATAAATCGCTTTTTATCAAAGTCTGTCAGGAAATTATCTAGGTCATTTACGTTTATGTTAAATCCTGTTTCAATGTTGATAGAAAAGTTTCTATTGGCTATAATATCTCTTATCCCATTAAGATACCAATAATCTTTTCTTTTTCTAAGATTAGCATCAATACCTTCAATAGTTTCTTTTATTATCACATCAACTATACCTGTGTGTTGAGTTCTATTTCTTACAGAAAACTTATCTATAGATACCTCATGATTACCTTCTACATAAGCATCAAACATGAAAGCTTTAAAGAAACCTTCAGTACCCTGAGTTAACTTAAAAGGTATATCTAAAACACATTCCTGATCAACAGTATCAATGTAGTTACCTGTATATCCTGTATTAAGTAGATATATAGTATTTTCTTTTATTCCGTATAATTGACGATCTGTAGCAAAGAGGTAATCGGTATTGTAAGAGTGAAAAGACATCCATTCTTGTCTGTCAAGGGAATATGATAATGTGAACTTAATTTGATCACCACCTGAAAGTAATATTCGATTATACTTTTCATCATATGCTACAGTAACACCATCACCATTAAATACAGAACCTTCAGTATTAGTAAAGTATTTCGCAAAGAAGAATCTAAATCCATCATTACTAATTTCTTTTAAAGTATCAGCATATAGAAACACTTTACCTAAATTAGTATCAATAAATATATAACCACCTTTGAAAGACCAACAATACATACGGTTAGTAAGTCCTGCATAATTAACAGGTATAGGTTCAGCAGGATCATATTGTAATATATCTCCAACACCTATCGTTACTAAAGTAGAACTAGCATCTAACCTACCAACACCTCTAGTTACAGAAAGTCCTCTCTCCTGATGTATAATTAATTCATCTCCTTTAGAAGAAAAGTTAGTAACAGCACCCCAATCTCTACGTTTTAATTCTGTGTAAGCTCCAGGATTAAATGATTTCCATGATATTCTTTGCGCTTCTTGTTGATTTGAATTAGAACGAATAACTCTAAAAGGAAACTCATTTACAAAATCTATATTAGGTTTAGCTACAGTTATTACTTCTAACTCATTAAGTTTAGAATACTGCACATTATATAAACCTTTACCCCAACCTTCAACACCAACACTAGCGTTAATGTTAGTTACATCAGGATTATCACCAGCACTTTTAGGATAAAACTTAGTTTTAACATCTTCTCCTTCATAGTTTAACATACTTATATCAGTATCATAGACTAAATTAGACATCAATGTTCTAACATGTCTTGTATACTCTAAAGGTTCTGTATACTCAGCATCAACAAGCATCTGATCTAAATTACAACCTATCGCTAAGTGACTATTTATTGTTATGAAGTTATCACCATCATAATTAATAACATTGTCGTTTACTTTAAATAAAGGTAAGCTTATTAGTTTTTGATTAAAAAAACTAGTATAAACATTTGTCTTAATTGCTCTTATAGTATATAATCCTGAACCATAACTTGCCATTGGGAAATAAGGTTGTACCCCGTTTTTATATTGGTAATTAATATTTATACCTGAACCTGAACCCCAATAGTATCTTCCAAAAGGACTAACTAACAACAAGAACTCTTCTGAAAATCTACCTGTGAGTCTAATTGGTAGATTCTTATTTTGCATAGAGTAATCATTAGGAAAATCATAATCTTCATCTTTTTGTACATTAGGATTAGAATTAATCGTAAGGAACCTACCTGTGTACCTTATACTATCTAAGAACATCGGTATGAACTTAGTTAATACTATAGGTAAATTACGATGCATAGTACCTAACATGCTATTTCCAAAATTCTTAGTATATATTAAAGAACCTGACTCATTAACATTATCAACAACTCTACGTATTATATTAGCGTTAGATTCTAGAAAAGAACCTGTTCTTTTTTGTTCATCGTATGTTAAGTTAATACCATTTCTCTGATATGTATATTCTAATTGAACGTGTGTGATATTGTTTATTTCAGAAGGTTTGTTTCTAAGTAGACTACTCGTTTTACATTGTAGAAAGTTATGATTCAATGGTTGGTAATAAGTATCTCCTGAATTTGTAACTCCAGCAGTACCCCAATTACCACCTGCTGAAAAAACCGTTAGTAGACCTATGCTATGTAATGTAGTTTCTGTCATGGCTCTAACATGATCAGTACCAAACACAGTAGCATTTGTATAATCTCTTTTAGCGTAACAAATTCGATAACCTATTATCTTACTATCTAATCCAAACTGAACTAGCTTTTGTTCAAAGTTTTCAATACTTAAAGAAATCTTAGGTAGTTTCTCAGCAGGATTTTTAAGTCTAATACCCCCTAGAAGTTGAGCAAGACTAGGCATTACATGATGTCTAACATTACCTGAAAGACCCATACCATTAGGATAGATTTCGTCTTTGTTTTCCCAATAACCTAATTTACCTTTTAGACCATTACTATCACTTTGAGTTATAGTAGAAGTGTCTCTAGTATGAAATATCTGTAGATAATTTTCTTCATTTAAATTATTTGCTATTTCTAAATCTAATTCAAAAGTACTAGGATTGTAACTACTAGGATTATTTCTCAAATCAATTATCCTGTCTTTTACATTAAATGTACTTAGAACATCTCCTGTATCATCACTGTTTCTTGTTATTATTTCAAAATCATAAGCTTGCCTACCGGGAATATGATAACCTCTAGTATAACTACCGTCAGTCTTTAATCCCTGAAGGTATAAGGCATAAACCTCACTAGGAGCTAATGTTTTTTCAAAACTAATTTTATTAGTACCTTCTATAGTCTTGTATGAAGCACTATCTTCAGATGTGAATAGAATTTCTATATCGTTAGCCAAAGGTTGTAAATCAACCTCTTCTGATTTTAAATCACCTAACCATAACTCACCTGTATGGTTACCTATAGCTGCGGCACTAGTGTAACTACCTGCTGTCAGATTTAAAATTGAAGGTGTTATTGACTCTCCACCTGTATATACGATTCTTGTAGTACTACCTAAAGGAACTCTTTCTAACTTATTTACTATTTGTTCACCTTCAGTAAATTTTATAATATATGGAACAATACTATCATAATTTAAGTCACATTCGGTAGCTATGAAAATAAATCCATTACCACTACTTTCATCTTCTTTACCACCAAAGTAATCATTCATATCTCCTGTATTACCAGTACCTATCCAATAAGGGCCTGTAACTGAAAATATATTAGTTTCATCATTATCATTAAGATAAGCTAAACCTAAAAAATAGCAACCGTTATTAACACTACCACCTGTGTAGACTTCCCCTGTTACTTTAGGAACTACTATTTTAGGAAATACTAAAGTGTCTTCTAGCTGTTCCATATCAGTAATAACTAGAGTTTCTTTAGTTCCTATATTAAGAACTCTAGGTGCATTATTAGCATCTATCCAAGCAAGTATAACTTCTCTTTTAAAGTTATAATCAAAAACTCCTTTAATAGGAAAACCTACTGATAAATTAAAGTTAAAAACATTGTCTATGTTTTTTTCAAAAACACTAGTGTTGTTATTTGATATTGATATTTTCAAATAAACTAACTCACTAGTATCTTTGAATATAACAAAATCATTTTCATCAAGAGGTATAATACCACAAATATTACCTGAAGTAGAAGTATATACAGGTGTAGTACTTTCTTCAGTATTACGACTATCGTACTTCTTACTATATACAGTATTCAAGGAATAAACTAGTTTAGGATTATTCTTATCCTCAACATCATTTAACATTCCCTGATTAAGTAACTTGGGAATTATAACGTCAGCATTGCTACTTTTCATTATGTTATATTTGTGTTAGGTAATATCCTACTTATATTCTTATCTCTACTACTGTATTGTGTAGTATAAGCATTTAACATAGTTAACCATTCAGCATCAAAAGTTCTAAGCTCTTGACGACCTGGTGATTTAAGTTCTACTTGAGCTGCTCTTAACTCTTGTCTTTTTGCTTCAATTAATTCAAAAGGATTTTTATAAGTAGGATGCTTATATCCTCTACTTAATAATCTGAACATTATGTGCCATTCCGCAGCCATTAAGAAATGTTCATTATCAGGTAACATAGGAAGTCCACAAGAACCTAAAGGAAGCTTCTTATAATATAAGTCAACTATACCTGTCTCAAAAGAAAAATGTAGATATTGAGGTGTAAGATAGAAGTATCTTATTCTAGGTATATTCCTATTAGAAGTTCTAGTAGGTCTGTTGTTAGTCATATCCAGATTTACAGGTTTTAATGAAGTATCTGCATTAGGATAATAATCTACATTCATATCTGCACGATAGGCACAAGGTAACTTAAGTTTATAGGCTACTACATTTTCTAGTCGTGTTTCAGCATATAGATTAGGAAAACGTATTCTAGCTACACGTAGTAATTCACCTAACCATGAAAACACATTACCTTCAAGTCCAGATTGATCAACACCAAAGTTGTTAAACATTCTAGCAACAAGGTCTTCTGATTCTATAAAATTAGTTGAATTGTTCATCGTATTGTAATATTCGTTTACGTTTTACTTCACCTTTACCTAAGTAAGATTTAATATTTCTTTTAAAAGGAACACCTACTTGAATACTATAATAAGCAAATAAAGAACATACTTCTTTTACCCAACGGTGAGTTCTAAAAGAGGTTCTTACATAAAAAGGTTCATCACTATTATCATACTTAATCTTCCAAGGTTCACCTTCATTACTTATAGGTTCACCTTTTTCATTCTTAGTAAAAGCTAAAGGAGTACCCCCTCTCTCTGTTATCTCCTTCTTTAACTTATTGGACAACCCCCAATTAATATTATGAGCATTGTTAGAATCTTCAGGTCTAGCAACTCTAATTATTTTGATTGTTCCAATACCAAAGAAGTCTACTTGCTCTGCATTAACTACTAGTCTATGAGTAAGTAATGTTAAATAAGAACGTAGAATCGAGTTAACTTCAGTAATAGTTAACTTCTTACTATGATTCTTATTATAAAATCCTTTAATATGTCTTCCGTTAAGCCTGACCATCATCTACATTTACTTCTCTATCTTCACTAGGTATAGCAAGGATATTAAATTCATTATAAAAATCTTTACGTATAATCTCAAGTATGTCTTCTGAACAAGGATATTCTTGATCATGACTGTAACAGTTACTACTATTACTACATCTAAACTCAAGTATCTTGTCAGGATCACCTAATAGACCTTGAACTGTTATCTTTGTTAAGTCTTTAGATACAGGATTAAATAAAACTAGATAATCATTTACCAATGCGTATAAAGGAACTTTACCTATTATCCTTTGTCTCAAAACAGACTTGATTTGAGGGGCTTTGGTGAAAGTATAAGGTTTTGAATAATCATCTGGCCCAACGTAAGAAAATGGCAACAGACCATACATCATCGTCTTGGGTAGCTTTTTAGTTGACCGCAATACATAATCACATTCATCGACTGAAAACCCACAACATTCAATCATTGGTTTTTCTTCGATGTCAACACAAAAAGCTTGCATGAAAGCATCAGTATTGATTGCGTTTCTAGCAAGTTCTTGTTTAAGAAAGTAAGCTCTTTTACTGTTTGTATCTTTCTTTAAAGATTCAACAAACTCAAAGTTTTCTTCTTTCTTAGCCTTTATAGCAATACTATATACAAACTCATTTAACGTCATTCTTTTCTAGTTAAGTAATTAACAGTAAGAGCTACAGCCGTACCAGCACCAACAACAAAAGTCCATTTTCTAAAGGTAGTATATCTACGTTTAGTTTTGTTGTGATTAGATATTTCATATACTAAAGCATGTCTTAATTCTTTAGAAACTTGTTTATAAGAAGTTGTTACTGAATCACTAAGTAATCTAGCATTCTCTACTGTTTTTACAGCTTCTCTATGCATAGCATAAGCACTATCTTTCTCACGTTTAGAAGCCTTCATTAAAGAATCTATATTAGGATATTTCTCAGTAAATTCTTTGACTCTTTTTTCATAGTCATATCTTTCAGCAGCAGTACGTATATCTAAAAACACTCCTGTTCTTTTAATAGTAACTACAGTATCTTTTTTAAATACAACCTCAAACCTACTCTGAGCATTAACAGTAGATGTTAAAAATGAAATTACTGCTAATAGAGTAACTAGTACTACGATTACTTTTTTAATTGTTACCATTTCTTCTTTGGTTTTCTAAGTATCTTAGGTAATCTTGTTCTATAGAATCAAGTTCTTGATCTGTTCTTTGTCTAACTACATTATTAGCAGCTTCACTTAGTAGACTGTCAGCATGATCTAAAGTTTTACTTTGGTAATATTTTTCCAATTTAAAAAATAAAATATCAGTTAACAACCTTAAAGAGTCTCTTTGTTGTTCAACTTTGTTCATTCTAATTACCATAGAATCATATTTGGCTATCACAGCATTGTCATTAGGATTTGATATACCCCCTAGACGAGGGGAAATAATCGAAATACCACCTAACACTCCTGCCACTATCAATATTGTCATTAAGATTTTTTCTGTAAACATAATATCAATTTAAAGGTTTATTCTCTACTATTTCAACACCTTCTATAGTAAAAAAGTTAACTATAAATTCAGCAATCGCTTGTAACAAAACAGAAGTCAACGCAATCCATAAGAACATCTTATTAGGTGAATCAGATGATAGTGCACCACCTAAACTAGAACCACTAATTACAGTACAAAAACTACGAATAGCGATACCTAGCTGTTTCATTCTAGGTGGCGTAGGCTTGAAGTAATTATTCCACAACTCTTTGTTTGTTTTCATTCTTAAGCATTAGGATAAATAAAACCTATTAATACCAAACCATTTTCCTTAACTGTAAAATCAATAGGTCTGTCTTTAATAAGAACGTGAGTACCTTCTCTAGCACCTTCTTTATTGGTATTACCTTCAACTGTTTGCATAACAGTTCTGTCCATATTAATATCTACTACCGCAGGAGATATATGACCCATCCAAGTACCTTTACCTTCTTTATATCTTTGCCAAACAGCCATAGCTCCTATTGAAGGTTCAACACCTGTTTCAAATTTAGAATGTTTTTTAAACTTACTAAACGTACTTACTGCCACTTGTGTAAACAGTAAATCGAGTAGACCATAATAGTTAGCATCATATTGCTGATATGCTTCTTTCCAAACCAACTCTGCAAATAGATCACACCAAGCTTCACCAGCATCAAAGCCTACAACTTCCATTTTCCTTTCAAATTCAGGGTCTTTAAATCCCTGATTACCTTTTATTTCTTCTTGACCTACATACTTAAGAGCCGTCTTAACTATTATGTCATTTATATTAAACCTATTATTAGTCTTAGCGTTATTATTCACAATCTATATATTATTTTATATTTGATATTATCTCTAGTAGAGTATCACTACCTGCTAAACCTTTTATTACTGCTATTAATGCAAGCATAATAAGTACTGCTTGCCATACCACTTTTAATGTATAACGACCAAACCTTAATAGATTATCTTTAAGTTTATCAGTCGCATCTATAGCAGCTTCTTTATTAGATTTATCTACATCAATTTTAGAAAAGATTTCATCTATTATTTTTAATTTTTCTTGAACTCTTTCTTCAACTTGATTTACATGTTTATCAGCATTTTCAGTAAGTAATTTAACTTTCTCTTGTAGGTCTTTCTGTCTTCTAATAACACCAGATTGATCATTATCAGGACTACCATATAGACCTGTATTCATCTTTTCTAATCGCCCATTGATAATCTCTAAGTTATTAGTTATAGAATTAAGAGTATTATTAAATCTATGAAATTCTTCATTAAGTTGATTTACTGTTTTTTGTTCTCTAGCAGTCATTATTTTATTTTAAATTTCAACGTATGCTATTCTTACTCTAACAGTAGAACCCCCCGTTACTGCAATAGATGTTTGTACTTGAACACCTCTACCATCTAAGTTAATATTAGTTTGAGATATTGCTGCTCCTTCAGTATATTGAAATAAACTAGTAGATGCTAAACTAGTTTTTATAGTTAGTGTAGTAGAAACGTCTTCCCATTTTAGTCTTAATATTGCAGCACCTACAAATACTGAATTAACATCTACTTTAATACTTAAAGGTCTTATGGTTTTACCTGTTACTGAAGAAACTAAATCAGCAAAAGTAACGTGCATATTAGTATCGTTGGGCTTGAAAAATTGCATTAACTCGTTATGAGTTACAAATTCCAATATAACATCACCTATCTCACTTACTGTATTTCCAACTATTGCCATTTTATTGACTTAATTTTCTTGTAGTTTTCATATTAATAAAAATCTGGGTTTTGTCTTACTGTTTGAAGTTGTGGCGTTTCTGCTATTATAGTAGTGTTTCCACTTATAACTGAATTAGCTCCATTAGTGTAATCCAATGGTGCAGAAGTAATATAATTATCTTTAAATATAATACCATTACCATCATTTGCAGCATTAGGCACTGATCTCCCTAATCTTGCTGAATTAGGAAATCCTACTATTCTATTTCGTGTTATTATCGGCCCTTGTATTGCTGTGGCATTAGCCGCATTAACTCCAAAGGAAAATATCCCATAATCATAAGAGGAACTTCCATATATTTTATTTCTATCACAATCAAACCCTGGAAACATTTTAACGGCACAAGTCACACCTGACTCATCATCACTTGGAGTTCCTTGTCTACAAATAATGATATTGTCCATAAACTCACAACCCTGAAAAGTCCATCCAATACCTTGTGCGCCACCTCTTTGACAGTTGAAAGCACTTGAGAAGCCTAATATGGTATTATCGTTGTATTTACAGTTTCTATGATAATGATAAATTGTTTCAGTCGAAGCATCACTTTTAACAGGGTATGTTATTGCATTATCTACATCAAAGAACATTCCATATTTCCAATATGTACCCTCTGTTACTCTTCGATTATCTAATGTATTTCCTGAAACGTTTATGTTCATTCCATTTACAGAAAGTAAGTATTCATTAGCTGTAAATTGTGAATCAACAGGAAATGTATATCCATCAGTTAAAATAAAGTCGTTATCTTTTACTTGAATATTAGAGCCAAGCAAGCCTGTGATTTGTGTATTAGTAAATTCAGTGTTTTTTATCTGAACTCCATCAAATAAGCCATTTTGTGCAAGTGTTGATCCTATTACAGTAAAATGTACTGCTCTGCAATCAGTTATAAAACTACTCTCTATTTTAAGATTCTTTAAAAACCCATCATTGTCTGAAGCAGAGCAAGAAATAACACCATCTAAATTTCCAAGTTGATCTCCTGTCATGCTTATATCAGCATCACGTGTTGAATTAAGATCGCCAATAAAACGACCGCCACAATCATTGATGTGATTTCCCATAGAAGATATACGCATAGTGTTAGCCGATGCAACTATTACTGCCTCACTATGGGAAGAGGCTACTGTGTTAGACTCACAAACATTGTTTATTATGTTTCCTAAAAAAGTAATTCCGTCTGTACTTAATGGATCATCATCTGATACATGAATAACAGAGCCATTACTATTATAAGCCCTGTTTCCTGTAAATATTATGTTAATATTACTGAATATATTTTCATTAGGAATATTATAAAAATGACATTGATGAATAATGCTTTTTTTGTCAATTTGTGTAATATTCTTATTTAGATACCAACTTACTGTCCCTGTATTATTATCTCTATTTCCATCAAATCTCAATCCATAAATTTCTGTAGGGGTTGTGGTAGAGCCTTTAAATAAAGTCCAGTCTCTAATAACAGAAGCCCCAATAGGGTATTCTCCTGCAATATCTAAATTTCCTGATGTAGGAAGATCAACAGGATCAGTTAGGGTTATTGTATTGTCTACTATTAAAAGTATAACATTGCTTGACAAAGTAGCATCAGCACTATTTTCATTAGTTCCTGTACCACTATAAGTTCCTGATGAATCAGTTATAAATACCTTATCACCTTCATTAAAGACAGACGCATCTGCAACCTGTATAGTAGTTGTTTGATTGATAGCAGCAGAAGAAAGTGTTGTTTTTATTTCATCTGCTCTTTTTATTATTGCTCCGTAACCAAGTGTTATGGCAGTTGGATGTATAAAATTTAACGCAATAGTATCTCTTACGAGATAAGTTTTTCCTGATGTAAATTCAACAATTCGTTCCCCCGCAGCAGCACAAGCAGTGTAAGCTGCTATAATAGCATCTGTATCATCTGTTACACCATCTCCAACAGCCCCATATTGATCTACATTTATCACGGTTACACTACTGTCTATGAAATCACTAAATTGTAATTGAGTCGGTCTTTTACCTGTTGTAAAGTTACTCTTTATAGATGCTCTATCTCTTGCCATGTTTTTAACTAATTATAAATGTTGAACCTATCTGTAAATAACCAATTCCTAATAAAGCAAAAAAGTTTAATCCTATTTTTGTAATAAGATAATTTCTTATCTTCAATCTTTCATCGGCATCTAATATATTATCATACTTATAAGCTCCTGCTATATACCCATTGAATGGTAATGAGTCATCTCCTAAAACCCCTATTTTATCAAATGTAGTAGCCCCTCCAATTAAACCTATATTCGCTTCTGTAACATCACTGGTTAAGAGATCAATTAAATCACCTAAATAAATATTGGCAGTTCCATCATTTTCTACTTGTATTGAAAAAACATACCATTCATCATTTAATAAAGTAGTATCTCCAATTAATGATGTAGCTACAGCCCCTATTTCGTTTGTTACCCTCAATTTACTACTTGATAAATCAATAGTAAATCCATCCCCTGCTGTTCGGTTAGACCATATTACTTGATTTGCAATAACATCATTAGACTTGAACATACCTATAATAGAGAATTGAGCTGTATTTAAATCTCCAATAGAACCGCCCAAAACCACTCCCTCATGACTGTATTCATTTTTATTTAACAAGCCCTCTCCCCAACTATATTGAACAGGATTATTAAATACATCAATAATAGCAGTTGGTGAATTAGACAAGACTAAGCTCGAATTTGAAAAAGTACCAAAGTATTCCGACGCTACTGAATTTGTTAAATCTTCAAAATCATGTCCTGAATAAGAATGTTCTAAAACACCCTCTATGCTATGTGTGTATGATAATATTAATCCATGAAAATAGAAATCTGCCGTTGCTCTTCTAAAGCCAAGATTGTATTGAGTAGAAACCCAATCAACAGGTGCTGAAAGTGCAATTACATCAGGAACACCATTGATTGTAGCGGTTACCTCTTGATCTGCTTGACTCCATGACAAAGTAATATCATATCTATTTCCAACAACCATTGTCGTATTATTGAATATGGCTTGATTAACATTATTAGCAGAACCTCCCCATCTGAATTGTAGTCTTCCCCCTGAATTAATGTATAAAACATATACAGAAGTCGCACCTGAAAGTAGTGCACTGTTAGAGCCTAATGTAAATGGAACTATATTAAATGTTAATTCCCAATCTTCTGCGGTTAATAAGTCTGCTAAATCTCCTAAATAAACAGCGTTAGAACTTCCATTGAATTGCTTATAATTAGATAATCCATGTAAATCTGACTGGATTCCGTAATTAGTTACTATAGATGCAATACTACTTCCTGTCGTTGGGGCGTTATTGTCATTTCCTGAATAGTCAAATACTATTTTTCCTGCTCCTGAAATATTTCCCTCACACATAGGTGCTATTAAAACCGCCGTCTGATTTATTAAATCGTTCGGGGTCAAATAAGTCGATGTTTCTAAAACAGAAGAAAATAAGCTATTCATAACAAAATCACCATAGGCAGCCGCTATTCTACCAATTTCTAAATCATTGGCATCTATATTTGCAATAATCTCTACAAATGATGGGTCTGTTGTAATAGTTGTTGTTTCAACACCATTGACTTTTATGGTTCCTGAAACTCCTGTTAGAGTTAAAACTCCTGACATTGCTTCTAAGTTAATACTGCCACTCCATTGTAATATTTTTTCAGTTGTAGTGTCTAAGTTTAGCCAAAAAGATGTGTATCCAATCGTTCCTATATTACCAAATAGTATAGCATCTGAATTAGTACTTTGAAAATCTATCCCACCGCCACTTAATATCTGTGCATCTGGTAATGCAGTACCTACAAATGCTGGTATAGTGTTACCGAATAAATCAGTAGAACCTACTTTCAATACATTGATAATGTTAGGCCCGTTAATAAATGTTATAAATTGATCTCCAACTAAACCAGTAACGGTTCTTTGGTTATTAAAATCTACATATCTAATCTTTCCTTTATAATAACCTACTCCACTTCTACCACCTATAGTAAGGATAGAACCTAGCATAGCTGCGTTAATTAAATCCTTTTCTTCTATTAAAACACCATCTATTGTAAGAGATGTTTTAGTTCCTCCTTCTACATCAAATCTAATAGTGTGGAAATTATCATCAAAATAAGATAAATCAATAGAACTAAATATTAAATCATCATCTAATAAAGTGTTGTATTTAATAGTTCCATTTCCTCTTACTGATACGTTGTCTAAAGATGAACTTCCAGATAAAAAAACTTCATCACCATTATCTAAACTTGGAAGCGTTAACCTAATTTCTACATATCCATTATTAACATCAGTCGGAGCTACGTCATTAAAAGAAATAGAGTCATTTATTCCATCAAAATCATAATATTGATTCCTTTCATCTTCATTAACTAGATAACCTACAATAGGTGCAAATACTGTAAGATCACTAGTACATGATACTGTTGCATTCAATCTATCTGGTGAGTAGTCTAATACTAAATTACCATCTTCTGCAATACCCTCTTGCATAAAGAAAGCTCCTTTAACAGCAGAAGTTTGTACATAGGTTCTTAGTTGAGAAGTGGTTAGCTCTTTAGTTGATAACCCATCATTAGACATGATAAAGTCTTTGATAGATACATCTCCATAAATACCACCAGTAGCATAGTAAGCTAAGTCAACGCCTAATAGAACACCTATTGAATTAACTATTCTTACGTGATGCCATACGCCTTCTGACATAGTAGTTGTTTCTACATCATCTACATAGATAGTAGTAACACCTGATCCACCAACTCTAGTTATTGTATTAGTAGTTAGATTGAAGTTGGAAGCAATACCTTTAAAACCAAATAGCATCTCTGTAGCTGTATCTGCTTTAACCCAAAAGTTTATAGTGGTATAGCTAGTAGCTCTGTTATGTATAGATAATGTATCAGAATTAGCTGCTGTAAAGTCTAAAGCGTAAGCAACTTGCTTAGGAGGTGATGTATTAACTATATTATTTAATTGAAAACCTGATGTTTCCCAATCCCCTCTAGCCTCATTCTTTATTTCTGAAACAAATAAAGCACCTGCTTCAACAGGTACAGGAAAACTATCTAGTACTTTTGCATTAACTACACATATCGCATTGCCTATAAACATATTATATATTTAATCTTTACCTATATAAACTGTTCCGCTAGATAGTTGAATATCTTTAATTGGTATTCCTAAATAGAAACCAGGCTTCCATGATTCACTAGCACTAGGTCCTGTAAAAGAAGTATTACCTGTATCTAGTGAGGTGAATGTTGCTTCTTCAGCAACTAGAATACCATAACCATTAACATTTTCATGTAATGTGGTATCACCTATTCTTATAGTACCTTTATCAAAAGACACTCTTATTAAAAGCTTTTGTAGAAACTTAACTATTTCTCCTGTCAGTGTGTTCATAATTATTAAATTAAAGTTCCATCAAGTTCATCAACTCCTCTATCATACATTTCAGATATTATATTATCTAAGTCAGTAGTATAGAAGTTTATTAATTCCACACCTGTAAATAAAACATAAATATCATCTTGTTCAGACTTACTTCTCTTACCTCTTATAGACTTGTTCATTACTTTATCACCAAGTATATCTACTCTAGTTTTACTAGCAGTTGTTACAGCAGCGATATTTGTATTAAGATTAGCAGCCACAATTTGATTGTTTACATTCTCTACAATAGCGTTTGATTCTATCAAATTTACTGTTTATATCTGTATAATTTGATAGTCCGAAGGAATATTTTGCAGCAATCCATAATGTGAAGATAATTTCCCAATCGGGATTCTGTTCACAACCATCATCTTCAAGGAAAGCTAATACATCTTCTTCAGATATTCTGTTAAGGCATTTGACTGTTCTACAGTCTATCATATATGCCCTTCTGGCAAAAAGACCTGTACTTATATACAACTCAACAAAGTATAAACCGTCTTGAGTAGTAGGAAAAGTATATACGGTAGTTCCTGCAACATAATCAGTATCACTAACTATATTATCATCAGTACCTCTATAGACTACTACAGTTTGAGGTTCAGTAGATATCTCATCAATTACATCTTCAAGATTTATTGTAACTGTACCACAATCATCACTAACTACTATCTCTTCTTGTAATCTTTCTATGAGATATTCTTCAGGTGTTACGGTAAACTCTAAATAAAGGTCTGTAGTGTTAACATCAAATTCAACATATATATCTGAGTAAGGTTCTATTGTAGCTTCTACATATATATCAGGAGTATTTACAGTAAACTCTGTATAAATATCTAAATAAGATTCAGATAAGAACTCTACATATATATCAGGAGTGTTGACTGTAAATTCTAAGTAGTTGTCATAAGTTACCATAAAATCAGAGGTAACTACAACAGTAGCGTTAGAACCAGTATTAACTACGGTATCTGTAGTAGTATCTACTCTGATTTCCATAACATAGGCTTTCCCATATGCAGGAACACCTACTAGATTTAAAATCAGATTGGTTAAACCTTGCCAAGCTGTTAAAATAGCATCTTTGTCAGCAGCAGAATTTAATGCGTTGTAAGTAACCGTATCTATACTATCAAAAGTAATCGAAAGAGCGTTACCTTGTAAATCTCTAACAAGTACAAACTCTTCATACTTGAAACCTGAGGTTGACATAGTTTCACTAGCTACATCTAATAAGTTTGTATAAGTAGGGGTTAAATCTGCAAGATTATCTACTTCAAAACTTAAAAATGCAGGTACGTCTGCTATATCATCATAAACGGTACTTAGTACTGGGTCTGTTGTTAAAGCCATTCTTTAAAATTAAAAGTACTTAATACAGTTTTAAGCTACTACTTTTGGTAGTACACTAACTGCAACTTTATTAAATTCATAAACAAAATAGGCAATACAGTTTCTTTATATTTCTTTTAATTAAATATCGCTATTGACAACATCAACACTAGTGGTTAAATATCGGGTAGGCATAGAAGAAGTGATCTTCAGACGATATTTATAACTACTATCTCTATCTAATTCACCTTCTAATCCTGAATTAGGTTTAGGGTTAATAGTAATATCAACATAATCAGAAACTTGTCCTGCAATAGTAATTTGAAAAGATGCTGTTAAAGTTATAGGAACATGTTCTACTATCGCATTAGTCGTTTTGTTGATTTTGATAATGGTAATATACTGAGTATCTGATAAGCGTGATATATCAGTAACTACAGTACTTCCATCATTAGCTCCTGTGTTATTGGAACCTGTATAACGCATAGCTCTAACATCAGGAAGCCACCCTGCGCCTGAAGTATTATCAGGGTCTTTCTTTCTTCTAAGCCTAATCTTAACGTCAGTAAGTGCATCAATATCTGTTATAACAGGATTATTTGTTGCAATTACTTGACCAGCAGGAATGTTACCACCAGGAGCAGTTTCAGGATCAACATAACCTACTGAACTTGTATCACCTTGATATACTCCTATTGCAATACTACCTGTGAAATCATCAGGTGTTATAAAACTAAATCCTCTAGGATTAGTACTAACGTCATAAGGACTTGTATTTATTGTTTTTATAGACATGACTAGCTATTTAAAATTTCAGACATATAATATTCAGCTCTATTGAAATCTCCAATTTCAAATCTACCTCTAGTAGCAACAAGAGCCTTGTGATGTAAAAGTAAAGTATCTTTAGAAGCGTTATTTTTAGCTCCGCTTTCTATCCAAGCTTTTCTAAGAACCATCAGTTGAGTGTATAGAAGAAAATCTCCTAATATGTTAACATCTACTTTATCAGTAGCATCAGCATAAACAGGAACCATTATTTCTTCATCATCACCTGACGCATTGTACGTTTTAAAAACTCCTTCTGTGGTAGCATAATAGGTTGCTCCATCAGTTACACCGTCACTTGCGGGATCATCAGTATTAGTATATTGACACAAAGAAACTTTAAATACTTCAGAAGCCTGTAAAGGAACTTCCCAAGTACTATCTGTAACAGGATCAGCATTAGTAACTAATGTTAATTCGTCAACTAGAATAACAACCGCAACAGCACTTCTATCTGCATAGGTAGAAGTGTCTGTTACGTTTATTAATTGGTTGACATAATCTTTAGTGAAAGTATATGTCATGGTTAACTATTAAGAATTAGGCTGTTGTAGCAGCTTCATCATCAACAATAGCTTCATCAGCACCAGCAAGTCCAAGCAAGTTGTTCAACACTTTCATGAAGTCAGCTTGGTTTTGACCAGCAGCATCGTTGTCACCATCTGCGAAAGCAACAACAATTTCAATAGACTTGTCACCTTGAACCGCAACTCCAGGAGTCGCAGTAGGAGCACCTACTACAGGAGAGAATGACAAAGTAACTAAGTCATAAGTACCTCCACTAACTACACGGTTTGCAGGTTTAGGGAATAAACCATCAACTTCCTGATGATAACCTTTGTACTGCTGAACTCTATCTTCAACAGCTTTCACATTAGCATAAGTTCCAACAGGATATATTGACGCAGTATCAACTGTGATAACTACTCCAAAAGAATCTTCCCATCCAGCTACACTAATCTCAAATGATTCTCCTGCATTGTTAGCAAGAAAGTCAATATGTTCATCAGTAGAAGTAGTATCCGCAGTAGCAGTAATAGCTAAACCGCTATCATCGTTAACTCTGGCTGCAACTTCAGTAATGACTTGAGCAATAGTGGGAGTAGTATAACTAATACCACTAACCTTACCTGTGAAAGCCTCCATTGATACAGAGTAAGAATAAGTCTCACGGTTGTTGTTAAGTTCACGAATATGAACGGTGAATGTATCACCACCAACAACTGTCACAGGTTTAGCAAGAGGAGTAGTAGGATTACCTACAGAAATAGACTGAGCTGTACCAGCTAAGTATTCTTCTGAAGTCATACTAATCGCACTTCTAATAGGAATAGGTAGAGAAACTCTACATCCTGTAGCTAAACCTTCAGCAATAAAGATTTCTTGAATCTTACTCTTAATAGCTCCTGTTGCAGCAACCGCAGAAAGCTTACTTCCTGTCGGTGTAGTTGGAGCAGCATCATCTTCAATTAAAAGAACTAATCCTCCATCTACCATAGCATAAACTCCTAATGAACCTTCATTAAGATCATACGGATCAATTGCACCTTCTGTTGTAGTAGATGCTGCCTTTGTACCAGCATATACTACTCGTTTGGCAATAAATAAATCTTTTCTCATTGTTTTGTGGGTTAAAGATTTTTAAAAATATAATTAAAATTTTACTTTGTCAAATTCTGTTCTGCAACCTGAATTTGGTAGTCGTTAGTGCCACGTTTTCTCATTCTACGTACAACACCGTTAACTATTTCTCCTTGAAACAGATTAGGAATATCAGTGTACTCATACTCAGAGTCAGAATACACAAGTTTTCTGAACATCCTAATATAGTCAAGTTGAATTTTGTTAATTACAAAGTCACCTATTCTTTCAAACTCAATTCTAGTATTAATACGTCTACCTCTCATTGAATAAACCTTACTTTTACTATAAGGATTATTACTTCTTTGATAGTTAGTATTAGAACTAATTCTAAGAGGAGCGTCGTGGCTATTGCCACAATACTCTCCTTTGAATTTAACAGATAACGGTATAATACAACGACTTATTAGTGTTCCATTTGAATTAAGTGTAGTTGTACCATCAGGTAAAAGAAAGTGAGTTGCTCCGTTTATAATATTGAGTTCTTCACTCGCAATTAGATTTGCTAATCTCTCACTATCTTCACTATACTTATCAACTAGTTTACCATTTTGAACATCGTGAGGCAACTGCATCTTTATGAAGTTCATGATCTCAGCATTAATGGCTAGATCAATTTCTTCTCTAAGATAGTCTTCGTTTACAGTTAGCCCTGTGTCTTGAAGTTCTTGATCAATGTTTATATGGAACTCTTTGTTTGTCATTATACTAAAGCTGTGCTTTTATCTCTTTTGAGTCTGTCTTTAAGCTGCTCTTTATAACCATGATTCTTTTCGTCTAATAAGAAATCAATGACCGCTTCTTTATCTTCGCCTATCTTTCTGTCTCTATCCCAATAGGCATTGCCTGATGTTCTTAGAGTACCGTGAGTAACAAGCATATCAATAAAGTATCTCAACATGATATGTGGATCACTAGCAATTTGATTAAAATCAATTACTGTGTCCATGTTAGAAGCTACTTCACGAAGAAGTAATATCCTATCATCATGTGTAAGATTTTCTACATCATCTCTCTTATGAACGAATTGAGTCTGTTGCAATAGAACCAAAGTTCTCTTTTCATCATTAGAAGCTTCTTGATAGAACCGCATAGCTTTATCAAGTTCTGTATTAAGCTCCATCTTATGACTTCTTGCAACGTCTGGATCAACTAGAACAAACGCTTCAATAGATTCAGGAACAGAATCTAGTATTCCCTGCTTGACTTGTTCTAACGTAAAAATGTTCTTCTTACGTCTTAACCATTCAAACTGAACCCAATGTCTAAGGTTCATAGGTGTACCGTCTTCTTTTACTGAAACATTTAACTCATAACCATCAGTGGGAGAACTACCAGCAGGAACGCTGATAGCCATATCCCTCCAAAAGTCATCTATTTTTTGCCTAAGTTCAGGATCATCTTTACTTATGTTCTGAATTTTCATTACATAAGCTTCACCTTTAGTGTCTGGCTCAAATGGATTGAGTGACTTCCCTGTAAGGTCGTCAGTTTCAGAACCACAGATTTTGATAGACTCCTCTCTTATTTCTTTAGGAATCCTATCAAACTCTATGGGTCTTCTTTGCAAATACTTCTTTTCAACTTTTGTCATTACAACAATTTAATTACGCTAACAACATTTTAAAACTGTTGGTAGGTCTAGGGTGATGTAATCCAGCAGTTCTACCGAACTCAATGCTAGAAGCATCAATATCGTTAGACACTACATTACTATTGTAACCAGCGAAGTTCATGTCATTAACACCAAGTACCGCTTTCTCCCAAGCAACATTACCTTCTTCAGCTAAGAAGATTAGGTTAGGCTTTGAAGAATAAGTACTCTTGTCAATGAAATACATATCACCTGATGCTTTAGGAAGGTTAGTTCCAGGATAGTTAGCTGACTTAAGTGCTCTCGGCCCTTTATCAAGTACAGCATTATAAACAATCTTAATGGTATGACCATCAACATGCTTATACTGTACAAAGTAACCTCCGTACTCTAAACCACCATCAACATTCCTTACGAAACTTCCATCATTAACAGTAATAGTCATGTTCAGACTATTCATCTTAGTATGTAAAGCTTCAGAAAATAACCTTCTACCTAAAGTACCTGTATGTAATTCGATAGTCACTTTACCACCATCAGCGTTTTGTGATGCATTGTAGAACACCTCATCAATCATACTAGAAAGCATACTTTCAGTAATGGTTGATACACTTCGGCTGTTCATAATCTGCTCGTCAATACCTGACATGTGAGGAGTAGGTTCGCCTGAATTAATATCATAATCCATGATGTTACCTTCAGTATCTCTATTGTAACGTGACCACCACATAGAGTATTCAACAGAAGACATCATTTGTAATTCAAACAAATATTTCTCAAAGTCAACGTAAGTAGTGAATACTTCATCGTCAATTTGAGCTTCCATAACAAGAACCTTGTTACCTACGTTTCCTTCATAATTCAAAGTATCACGTACAAATTCAGCAGAGTTTCTCACTTTGCTCCAAGCTTGTCCTTTAAAGCTGTTACCTCTTGAACCTTTAAGACCAACTCTCGTAGGCATTTTAGTCCAAAGTTTACCACCAGCAAAGTCACTCAAAGGAACATAAGCGTTAACATTCTTACCAAGAACTTTCATGGTATAGACTGTCTTATTACCTCTAGGCTCTACCTTATAGATTTTACAATGTTGACCTGAAGGTGATTCAACTTCATGATCTCTTTCGTAGTATCTCTCAGTTGACCAAAACTCAAAGAAAGTCTTGTTCTTACCTGGAGTACCTGAACTATAAGGACTACCAGCACTATAAACGCCTTTTCTAGGTCTACCTAATACTCTGTCCTGTGAAGATAAGTCTGTTGAATCCAACAGCTTAACATTACCCTCTCCTAATGTGGAAAGGTAAAGCGGAAACTCAGCACTACCATCACCAGATGCTCCCCATCTAGCAAATAGTTGAGTTATCGCAGGGTGCAACAACGTAGCTTCTGGAGCTACTTTAAGCTCTGTAAGACTGTCTATGCTAGTAAACTTCTCAGCACTATACACATCAGGGTACACAGCAAATTGTGGGTTAATACCTCTTGCCATAATAAATCAATTAAATTTACTTTTTTGTTTACAATTTTACTATCTTCCTAGGTCTTGCAATTTCAAAGCAAGCTTCTTCATACTACTAGGTTTCTTAATAGCAGCATTCTTACCACCACCATTTAATCTAGAAGTAATATCAAGACCTTCAAAGTCTTTCATACCAAACCCACCTTTATTAGAGCTACCTGAAGTCTGTACATTAAAGTCTTTCCAAACAAGATACTTGAACAACAAGTCTTGTTTAACATTAAGTGCATCTTCTTTCTTTTCTATTTCAGTAAGTCCTGTATCGTCTCTCTTAGTCAAGGCTTCAACAAACTTAGTGAGTTCATTGTCAGCTATCTTAAGCATACCTAAGTCTTTCGACTTAAGAACATTTACCATCTCAACTCTCTCCGCTTCTCTATTTCTATTAACAGCATCCATCCTGTTCTGATAGTTCTGCTTTATTGTTTTTAGAGTTTGTGAACGAGCATTGTTTATCTTATCCGCTATTTCTTTAGCACTCTTGACAAGTTGATCATTCTCAGCTAAATTCTCAATAACTCTATCTGCAACTTCTTTAGAAGTTCCTGTCATAGAATTACGTACAATAGACTTCAAAGTTTCTTCAGGAGTATTTTCATCAATCTTAATTGAATCAGTACCACCTGTTGTAACAAACTGAGCAAAGTCTTTTGAATTATAACCAGCTTTAATAAACTCGTCATGTAAAGCTAAAGTAGGATTGTTCTTAAACTCTCTTTGGATGATAGAAGCTTTGTTTTTCTCAATCAGATCATTTGCATAATCTGTAGCTAACTGCTTTAACCCATCATAAGATTCAGGATATTCAGCTTGAGTTTCAAAACCTAAAGATTCTCTAAATGAAGAAACTACTTTCTTCTTAGGTTCATCATCATCACCTTCTTCTCCAACAGCAGCTTGAGCAGCCTTAGCAGCTTTTTCTTCTTCACTATCACCACCCTCTTCACCAGAAGAACCTGATTGTTCTTTAGCTTTATCTAAGACCTGTTGAGCCATTTTCAACTTCTCCTTTGGATCCTTAATGGCACTAAAATGTACCTTAAGTCCATCATCCATATGTTCAGTAGCTTCATTAAATAACTTGTCGTTATTATCACCACCTGAACCATCTGATCCTGCATTTAAAGGATCACCACCTAAACCACCCTCATTACCAGCACCCTTGTTATCATTATTGAGTTTACTAGTATTTAAGGGCCTACCCACACTAAAAGTGCCACTTAACGGTTTTATAGTTTCCGCTAATTGAATGCCATCATTTTGACCACTTTGTTTCATAGACTACAATTATATTAAAATTAACAACATATTCACAACTACTATTATAAGGGGAAGTATCTAATTATTTTTCACCAACCACTTTATTCTTGAGTTGGGTTTCCTGATTGATTCTAGCAATCTTTTCTGAGGATTTAATTTTCTCTCTATCAACATTGATTTTTTCAGAACCAATTTTGAAATCCATAACTGTTTTCATTCTCTCATTAAGAAGCTTCGTCATTCCTTCCCTATCCTTAACATTACCATTATCATCAAGTTTTTCTGCCATGTCAGCATAAAGCTTACGCATTTCAATACGTTCTTTAGTCTGATCAGTATTAAGGCTTGCTTGATACCTTGTCATTATATCTTTATCTTTTAAAGAATTTTCTAATTGGCTTTTACCTTGTTCTACTTCAACCATAGCCTGTTGTGCTCTCTGTTGCGATTCTTGGAGTTGTTGTGACATTCTTTCAAGCTTGTCGAGAGCTTTACTCATTTCACCCATATTGTCAGCTCCAACGATCTCTTTTATCAATGCAGGAGAAGCTGAATTTTGAGCAAATGTGAAAGCCAGTTCTCGCATCTGTCTTAGTTTAACTTCTTCTCTAGGGTCAAATCTAAAATAGAATCCCATTTCTTCTTGTGTATGATTAGGATCAATCTCATAGTAAGTTTGCTGACCAGCATTATTCTTATACATACCTTGCTTACCGTTCTGCCAAGCAGACTGTCCATAATCAATAAGACCTTGGCCTTCTTTCTCTAAGAACTTCATATAACGTAATATGAAATCTTCCATAGAAGTAGAAGAATTTTCTTGTGCCATACTAGCAACACCTTTACCTGTAGATGGAGATATGTCTCCTATTCTAGCATCACTAAAACCTACCTTACGCATAGCCATCATTATGATCTTATCTACATAGTCCATCAGGAACTTAAGATACTCATGGAAACTAAGATCAATACTTTTTATATACTGTAGTGCTCTAAGTACATTATCATCAACATCTTCTATGAAACCTATACCTTCAGTTTCTAAGAAGTGTAAGAAGTCAAACATATCTAAGTCTTCTTTCTCTGGAATAATACTTAGTGGTAAGAAAGTAAGTCTACCTTTTGATCTTCCTAAAGTCATCATTCCTTTGTACAAAGCGAAGTTAATATTATGTTCAAATGGCATAAGTCCTTCTACAAAAGACTGACCTCTAAATAACATACCGTTATATCTCTTCTTAATATTTGTAGGGTCATTAACTTTTCTTCTTTGTTTACCTAATATTCCCACACCTATACTTATATCATCAATTCTAGTACCTTCAAAGTTTACAGGTAAATATCTCCAATTAGATACTTTACTGTGATCAAAATAATCTCTAGTAACTAGAACTTGATTTTGAGCACCTGTTACTGGATCAGGAACTATTATGTCACCCATCTCCATATAACCAGTAAACTCTATATGAAAAACAAAGTGTTCTTCTTCACCACTACTTATGGTAGTCTCACCTAACGGTTGTCCTATTTTTATTTTAGATAAAGGCCCGTAAGGACTATTCTGCATACTTACCGTCTTTGCAGATAGACCCTGTAATATCATATTGTTACGAAACTTACTACTAGATACCCCATTCTGTAGTTTCTCAATTTGTTTTTCACTAAGTATGTCTCCAAAGTTTGATATAATCTCAGAGACTTTCATTAGTTTACGTCTTACTACAGCTTCAGAATCTTCAAGATACTTTATATTCCTAGAAGCATAGAAGCCTATTTCATTAGGGTGAATAATCTCATGTACAGCTCGGTTATCATATACATACTTGTAAGTAAATATACTATTAGTACATAGTATATAATATAAACCTTCTGCAAATTGTTCATCTAAATCTAATTCAGCACGTAACAACTCATAGATAGTCTTATTACTTTCAATATAATCATCAGCCCAAGCTTCCTCAAACTTCTTCATGTCGTTAGGATAATCTACAGGAAACCTATCTGTTTCAACAGGAAAACCTAGATCATTTAATGTAGTTAGGAATAATTGATTAAGTTTCTCTCTAGAGTACTTAACCATTGCAATCTTCTTACGATTAAATGATTCAGGAGACTTTGATAGAATGTGACCTTGCTTATCACGTTTCCTAAACTCCCCTAGAATGGTATTAACCAAAGTAGGTATAATAATACCATAGTTAAATAATCTTGCAGGAACTTTCCTATCAGGTTGATCATCTCCATGAGGTTTGAGTACATAGTTATAATCATCCTCAATAAGCATACCTTCCGCAGCAGCAAAGTTCTTTTCAAAATCATTTTCATTAAACGTACTGTTTGCTATGTAAAAGTCCATAGCTTGTGTTAACAGATTCTTAGGATTTTCCTTAGTACCTATGTTTTCTGTTAACTTATTAAACGGAACTCTTAAGTTGGGCTTTGTCATAATTAATTTCTTCTTTCTATACGATCTGACCTTAATACTCCATTAGGTAATCCCGAATCAGAATTTTTCCCCAAAATACGAGAAAAATATTTACTTTTTGAATCATTTGTCACACTTGATATTTTAGCTATCTTCTTTTTCCAAGCCATTTCTTTTCTAAAGAACATACCTACTCTTAATGCAGCTATTCTATCAAAGTTACCTTCATCGTCATAAACTTCTAATTCTTTATGAAGTCCAGGATCAGGAATACGATCTATGGTATAAATCTTTCTACCTGTATCACCATCAGTACTTCTTTCATTAAATAACCAATCTCTTAGGTATTCATCTCCAATCTTTTTTCTTGTGTTATCTCTACCTGAAGATATTTTAACACCAAAACCACTACGCATAGAAGTACTAGCAATATTCTCATTAAAGTCAAGAGTTAGTTCAGGAAATAACCATCTCACCTTATTGTTAGCTTTCGCAAAACCTACTATGTCACTACCTTCATCTTCAAAACAAATCTTAGCATTATAGTATTCAGCCAAATCAAATAGTATCTCATTAAACTGACTAGTACTACTAGGTCTACCTATATAAGAAGCTATAATCGTATCATCAGGTTTAGCGAAGTTATTAATATTTCTTATAACATATATCGCACCTACAGAAACAGAAGTAGGAGCTTCATCAAAGTTAAAAGGGTCAACACATATATAATGTAACCATTCAGGTATTTCACCTGTTTCAGGGTGTCTCCAAGGTGGATCATATACTATAACACAACCAGGTCTTTTAGATTTAGGTTTAACAGGATAATCATAGAAAGGAGCTATGTCCATAGTACGTACAAAAGTCAAGTCTTGTCCTACTCTCTCAAGCTTACCACAGATAGACATATTATCTATATATCCTGTCTGCTTCATATCTATAGCTAATTGACTTATGTAGTCAGGTCTAAAGATATTAACCCCTGTATTAAGCATAGCTTCTTTAGGTTCAAAGGGGTGTTCCGCAGCGTGTTGTAAAAAGTCATTAGGATCATCAGAGTCTCTCATTATAGCACGTTTCTTTTCAAGTCGTGCTTTCATAGTAGCCTTATCTGAGTTACCGTTTTCATCTTTACAGTTAATGTTCATATAGGCAGGAGTAAACAAACAGAAAGGTCTTCCGTGTCTTCCTTTATCCCATATGTTATTTAATGGTAATATATTATGTGGTCTAGGGTTGTAAGCCATTTGTTTCATTGAACTAAAGTTAGAGCCTTCAGTACCACCTGTACCCCAACCTAATCTTAATCCCCATGATATATCACCTTGTCTTACAGAGTCATCTGTTATACGCCATGCACGAATGTAGTTAGCAAAGTTACCTATCTCTTCATAACTAATTAACTTACCCCTCTTACCTCTAATCTTTTCTACATCATCTTTAAGTGATATACCTATAACCTCACTCATAAAGCTATCCGCACTTTCCATCTCAGTAACAGGGTCTTTAAAAGAAGCTCTAAAGTGCATCTCACTAGCTGACTTCTTTACATCACTAGCTTTAGTAAATCCAGTATTCTCATTTATAAATGAAAGATAACTAGTAAACTTATTATAAAGACCGTCACGTTGTAAGTATTCTTTGTTATCTGCTACAATGAAACTCTTAGAACCTGGTATAGTAAAGTAGTTTCTGGCTGGCATACTTCCACCCATATAAGAAGCACCTACACCCCTTGGCTTGAGATACATAGCATCAAATCCACCAGAAGCAATATCATCTTCAGAAAAGAACGGTAGTTCCTCAGCATGATCTGTACCTATGTAATCTAACTTCTCTAAGTTTCTTAATCCATTCTCTGCAACTTCACAATAAATAAAGAAGTCATAATTGACATCCCACATAGCAGGAAAGTCTTTCTTTCTTTCTCCAACTCTTCTAGCATTAGTTGACTTAGTACCATGTGTCTCACCGTAAGTTTCTTCTGTTATATCTATAGGACAGAAATTTAACCAGAAATAATGATAACCACTTATGTAAACATCACCAACACGATAACCGTATATACTACGTTTAGCACGTTCTCTCCAAAACTGGTTATATTCATCTGTACCAGGTTCACCACAGTCATACTTACCATGACGTTTGAAGTAATTGGCATCTTCACTAAAATAGGCTGAGTTTGTTAACATTAATCTATCTTTCTAACTGATACACCACCATTATGACCATTGACAATATCATCTACATTTTTCTTCTGTTCTAAGTAGTTGATATTCTTACCACCTTTTCTACCTTTACTTTTACTAGATAGTTCAATAGTATGTTGCTTCTCTAACTTATCTAAAGAGTTAATCTTATCAGGAAGTTCCTTAGAGAACTTAAATATTTCATCTAACTGATTCAACAAGAAAGAAGTATTATCGTCCTTCTTACCACCACTAGTTTCGTGAGGTTCATTCATTTTCATTTCAGCATACTCAAGACCTTCTTTCACTTTAGCTTTTAGTAGCTTAATAACACTATTAGTTAACCTTAAAGCATCTTGAGTTTCCCATATAGTATCTAACGTAAGTGTTCTTTGTTGATACTTATATTCAGCAATACAACTATTAACTTCATCAGGAAGTTCATAATCTTTATCCATACCTAATGATCTACGAACCCTTGACTCTGCTTCATCAAGTTCATAGTTATTTAAGTATGTACTACGATAATCTGCCATATAGTAGATATACGTAAGAAGCCTAAGTTTTTCTTCCTTATCCTTACTTTTATCTTCACTATATATCTTCTTCAGTAGGTTCTTGAACGGAACTACTGAAAACAGAATCGGATTGTACTTCACCATCCCACTCTCTATTACTACGAGGTCTACCATTTCTTTTTAAGGTTAATCTATCTAAAAATCTAGGAACAAACTTATACTGACCAAATGCTTTAAAGCTAAATACAACTTGTTTATCTTTGTTATCTTCTATATGAAACCTAAAGAACTCAGGAACAATATTAATAACATCTCTAACAACTTCTTCACTCATTCCTGTTTCACTACTAATTACTTTCACATCAGCATCAGTAATGATAGGTTTTATTCTTCTATTTCCCATACAAATATTATTCCTTTATGACTACTACTCAATAACAAAAGTTCATTAATGACGAGTTCGTTATTAGCTTTCAAAATTACTGACTTATCTTTCAGACTTTTTATATATACATTAATATTACTAATGTTTAAATCAGAAGCTAATTGTCTTCTGACTTCAGTAGTAATACACTTTTCATTAAGTCTTGTCATACACTTTAAACACTTCACTAATACTTCACTCTCTTTAGGAGATAGATTAAACACACCTTGTAACAACTGAAGGTAGTCTTCGTAATTTCTTATACGTATCTTGAATACTTTAAAGTCTTTCATTTCTTTTTATAATACTTCTTACCGTAAGCTCTCAATATCTTTTCTACTAAGTCAGGTCTATATTCAATAACGTAAGGTTTAAATTGATCAGTTAGCCTACCCTTCTTATCTCTTATAATATGTTCTATAACTAAACCACATATCTTATAACCAACTTGCTCTAGCATCCAAGCATATATACATAACTGTAAGGTATAATGACTAAAGTTACAATCAAGTAACTCATGTACAGGCATTCTCATATGCCTCATATTAAAAGAAGTCTTGTTTAGTTTTTTGTTAGTCTTATAGTCATACAGATAAACATTAATACCGTGTTTCTCAATTCTGTCAATAGTACCAGCTAAAGGAAAGTACTTCTTGTTATATATAACGGCTTCTGTGAATATACCATTGAACTCAAGGGGCGCATGAATAATATCTGAATCTCTACCTGAAGTTACATTAAGAACTTTACCTGAATGAACATTACTATCTTTAATAGTACTACGTATAACTCTAGCGTTATTGGCATCATTTTCCATATCATCATGAAAAGCAGTACCTTCAGCAGTAGCATCTTTCCATTGATCTAACCAATACTGTTTACGTTCTAACACCGCTTTAATAAGGAAGGGATTGTTATTATAAACACCTTGTCTTCGTTTATCTCTAAACGTGTTTACTACTTTAGTCCAATCCCTTCCTGAGGCATTATATAACTGTTCCCATATACCACTTTGTTGAAAAACATCTTTGATAGCTTTATAAGAAGACATCTTATGTGCATCAAAAGGATCAGACTTAAACTTACTGATTACTCTAGATACCGACTCATACTCAAGTCTAGCATCATCGAAATACTGATGTTTCTCTAACTCTAACTTAACCATACTAACTAGTTTTTCTTATCTTTAGTGGGTTCAGATGATTGTTTCTTATCCCCTTGAGGAGAGGGATTATGCTTATCCTTAATGCTACTATTCACCAAAGCTCTAAACTTCTCATATCGTATGTTGTACAAATCAGAAGTTTTAAACTCAGGAGAAGGTTCAAACATGGTTAAAGCTTTGATCTGTTTTATAGTTCTGGCCGAATTAACTTTCTTTTCTAAGTTATCAAAGAACTCATTGATATTAGCTTCCAATTCAGCATCTACTTTCTTACCTTTAACTGCCTCATTATTAGCTTCAATATCTTTCTTAACTCGATTAATATCTTCTTGTTTTTCAGCAATAGTTTTCTCAACTACCTCTAATGGTCTTTCCTCCTCACTATGATCTCTAATAGAATCTTGTTCCATCTGTAAAAATATCACAGATTCACTAAGTAGTGTCCAGATTCTTGTTCTGACTATGTTAGCCATATGACTACCTGTTCGATTGAAACTACCTACAATTTCAATTATGTTCTTCAGGTGTATCTCAAGAATGTCAAGTTGTTCCAGATAAACTATAGCTTTAGGTCCATTACTTGTAGGAAAGTGTATTGGTGTACGATCTTGTTTCTTTTCAGAATCTCCCAACTTCAAAGTGTTATTAAACTTAGTTAGCCACCGATTAGCCAAGTCAATTCTCTCAGTAGCATAAATCACATTTATACTAGCTTCTTCTCTCCATAGGGGGTCATTAAGTTTTAACACTTCTGTAGGACTTAACTTTAAACTCTTAAGAAGTGAAGACATTATTGTTAAATGATTCTTAATCTGTGCTATTATCTCTTTCTCTATATGCATAATCTTACTATTTAAAGTTTCAAATCGTCTGCTGTAGGTGCAATCTTAGTATTATTAGGATTGTAACTTTCAGGATATGGATTAGGCTCATTCAATCTTTTTAAATTCATACCTAACCACATTATACTTTCCTGTAGTTTATTTGATTCTTGTCCATTCATAATGTTTAATTTAAAATAAAAAAGGGTAGGCTAATACCTACCCTTTAAGTGCTTTATTTATTACAGCACGTTAACCCACAAAACAAACCTATTCTTCTACTTTAGGAGCAGTACTAGGTACTGAAACATTCTCAACAGGAGCAGGCTTAATCATTTCAACTCTTGTCTTTTCAGGTGGAAGTTCGGCTTTGTTTACCTTATTAAGTGTCTCATTTAAAGACGCTTCATATTCTTTATATGCAGGAACATCACCTTCAGTAAATGCAATTACTTGTTCACTAAGTAACCAGAAGATGTGTCCTCTTACATTATATCTTATAGGTCGTGTTTCGCTTAAGTCTACATAAGCATACTCACCTACGTTAAACATAGAACCTTCAGCAACACTAATGATCTTATAAGCTCTCATTCCATTCTTGAAAGTCTCTGCTTGCCATTGTGCTCTCTGTTGATCACTAACTATAAAGCTTAATTTAGGCATAGGTGGTATAGCAACGGCTATATAACCAGGAACTAGTTTAATGTTAAACTCACCTCTTTTCTGATCAGGTTGATATTCATCAAACGTACTAAAGGTTTGTTTACCACCAAGGGGTTTACCGTTATGGTCAAAAACAGGAGATGATTGTGAACCGTTGCTCTTTCCAATCACATCTCGCAAATCTCTTCTTTTGTCATTCATAATAACTCTATTAATATCTGCATCAAAGATAGTACAAAAAAGTTTGTACTTCCAAACGAATAGTATAAGAATTTTTATACTTTTTATTTCGTAGATATATAAAAAGCTCATATGTAGAAAAGTGTATTTAAATTTTTATTAGGAATTTTTTATGGAACATATATAGAAAAATGAATTTGAAAAAATTATAGGAATTTTTTGTGTGAGGGAATCCACATAAAGAATCGACCCCCACTTACTAAACAGATGGAAGTACCCCCATCGAATCACAAGATTCCAGACGAATACTATAGATAAGTATAAATTAATTCAACTCTATAAGGTTAATTCAACCACATAAGGTTGAGTTAATCACTTAATGGTCAACAAGAGTTCAGACGACTCTTAAAGATAAGGATTGCAACGAAGCAATCTGTTTTTTAACTCAATAACCAATTTAATTATGGACACTTTGAATCCTAATGCCCAAGGTAGTGCAGATCAATCATTTGATCTTGATAGTTTCGTTAGTGAAGCTAAGGTTTATGGTCGTAAGATTTATGAAGACGTTAAGACTTCACCACCTATTGCTGTAACTGAACAGTTTAAGGTGGAGCAGCAGACTTATGAAGACGGTACTGTTGGTCATGCAATCAGACATGAGTTACCTAAAGGAACGGTTTATCATCCGTTACGTAAGGGTGTTCCTACTGATTTACCAGCTTATCGTTTAGTTATGTTGAGAGCCATTACAGCATGGCCTGAGCGTAATATCGAAGTTGGTAAGATTGCTTATGCAGCTATTCAATAATGTTTAGTTCTTCACTAAGAATAACAGGGCTATTTATAGCTCTGTTATTTACTCTAACTATTGCTGCTGTAATACTTAGAGGTTACATAGCTGAAGCACTCGCAGGTGTTGAGTTATTATTCAGCTTTAGTATTGTTCCTTTATCTTTAGTTTCATTAGTTGTGTTATCAGCAATGAAGAGAAGATAATGATGTCATTAATGATAGTAGTCACAGAACTGCTATCATTATTTCTCCAAGCGGCAACAGTTGATAAAACTCAAGATGAATTAACTTTACTTCCTGAAGGACTAAGTAAATTTCTATATAAAATAGTTGTGAAATCTAAATAAAAGCGTAAGAATCTTATATAGTTTCTTATATATAAGTACTACAATGCTATAATAATATAATATACTATTTTTAAAATTCTATGCAAGAGGATGCTGAAAAAAAATATATTAATATAATGAATTTATTTCCTCGCTTCGCTCGTCATAAATTCATTATATTAATATGTCTTTTTCTTCGTAGCTAAGCTTCGCTTTGCACCTTTGTGAGCTGAGTGATTGCTAGTCTTATCATTGAGCTTAACTCATCTGGAGTTGTATGATGTGTACCAGCAACAGTAACTAAAACTCATGTCAAATAACTCAACTCATTTTACAAATTAATTTTTAAATTAGTTTCTATATTAAATCTAAATGAGATTCTGCTTAGACCAGATGAAATGTGATTCAGCATTTCAAAAACAATTTTCATACACCTTATATATAGGTATAAATAAACCTCTCAAAATTTCAGACGAAATGAGAGAAGAGACACACCTTATATATAGGTATAAAATTGGCTCTCTCTCTCTTCTCTTCTCTTCTGAAAACTAGAACCCACAAGATTCCAGACTATTGTCAATTACCACTAAAGTATGAACCCACAAGAGTCCAAACTCTTTCTATATTAAACGTAGTTTATATTTATTTTTAATTTTTAAATTTTATTATTATGGACACAGTTAATGTTAATGCCCCAGTAGCAAATGTATCAGCTACACCTCAAGTTGCACCACAAGTTGCAGGTTTCTTTGATGATCTGCAAGAGTATGGTGAAGCAGTTTATGGACTTCATAAGGAACATACGACAGTAAATGTCAATGATGATCCTTCATTGGAGATTGTACAAAATGACAAAGGTTATTCTATTAAGTTAAGAACACCTCAAAACACCGCTAAGTACATACCTATCAAAGGAAATAGGTTGTCTGATAGTGGTATTTACGGTTTGAGTGAGTTTATTGCATTGAGAGACTGGCAATCAGACACAGCATCAGTCTCCAAAGGCAACATCAGCAAATTTGCTGTAGCCAAATAGCACTCATTTAACACAATTATTTATTATAACCACTAGTACTTGTTTACTAGTGGTTATGTTTTCTAACGCAGTTAAATTTATTAGTT